CCCGTAAGACTCGTTCAAACCAGGGCAGCCCCCCTCGATGAGGGCTTCAGAGAGCTCCTCATCACGGCGTCAGCGAACCGCCTGCGGCGCATCCAGGCCAGGGCGATTCAGCTTGAGGAGGTCCGCTCCGATCGGGCCGCGGCAGCGGACCCGGCGGTCCCCGGCGATCGCACCGGGCTGCTGGTGAAGCGGTACCGCTCGATCAGGACAGGGCCGAAGGAGTGGCGCGAGGTGATCGATGCGGAGCTCGACACCGGGCTGCTGGCGGAGGAGCGAGCCCTGGAGGAGGCCGCGGCGAAGGAGACCGGTGAGTGGCTCGCGCAACACGGTAGAGGTGCCTTCGGAGTGGACGGCAGCAGCGGCCGGGGGCCGCTGGTGGTGGTGCTGAGCTCCGGGCTGCAGCCGCTGCCGGGCCCGGCGCCGGGCGCCGCCCGCCACCGGATCACCGATCCGCGGCGCCTCCGGCCCGCCACGGCGGCCGAGGCGGAGGCAGCGGGGGCAATCCCCCTCTCCCTGGTCGACGTGGAGCAACAACCGGACTACGTCGTTGCTGTGGAGGATACCCGAGAACGAGCATTGTCAGGTGTGGTGGAGGGCCTCGACCTCGACGAGGTCGCTGACCTCGACGACGTCGACGCCTCATCCTAGGCTCGAGCCAGGGCTCGAGCCGTTAGCCTCGTCTACGTCTGCGACGTAGCCTCGTGGCATGGGGTACCCCTACCCCATGCCACGCTTCGCGCGGGTCCCCCGCCTGTCCGCCCGAGGGGTGTATCGCGGGACATGTGAGGTTCAGCGCATCGAACCGGGGGAATAGTACTGCTCGATTGGAGGGGACGATCGACACGGGGGCGTGAAATATATTTGGGCGGGGGTGGAAAAAGGGGGAGGCGTGAAACGCAGTAGGGGAGGAACGGAGCTCGGGCGTGCCGCCCTTGCAGGTAGCTCCCCCGGTGAGCTATCCCCCCATAAGAGTTTGAGTGGGGCCCCCCTGAAGAGGGTGGTAGAAGGTTTTTCTACCAGGGAGAAGAATCAGTGGGGGTAATAGTGCAGCGGATTGATGCAGGATTTGGCGATTTTGCGCAAACCGCGTATTGTGAGGGTTACGGGGGCGTATATGAACTCGAAGAAGGCGGTCTGCATCCGGTGCCGTGGAATCCATCGAGGGAGTACGTGCGGGCGGCCGCAGGCGGTGGTAAGGTTGCTCGAGGAGGCAGCGGCCTTGGACGCGGTGCTGGATCCGATCGAAGAAGCGATGTACAACGGGGAGCTCAAGGGGCGTGATGCGGTGAGGGCGTTTCGGGCGGCCTGGGAGAGCGTGTATGGGCCTCAGAAATGGAAGGTCGCTTTGTGAGGCGTGCTTCTATAAGTTCTATACAGAATAATAGTGGTGCAACCATTGCACCAGACGCGGTGCAACCATTGCACCAGACGGAGCCTTGGAAATCGCTCAAGGGTTTCGTTCAAAAACCGATCAAACTAATTCAGGATCCGACCGTTCACCATGCGGCGAAATGTGTGTACGATGCGGTGGCGTATTTGGTGTGGAAGGGGAAGGGCGCGTGTGACGAGCCGGTGGAGGTGATCGCCTCCTGGTGCAATGTTTCGAGGCGGCAGACGCTGACGGCGCTGCGGGCGCTGACGCAGAAGGGGTATATATGGCGTACGGTCCGGGGTTATATGCAGCCAGACCGTTACACGCTGCCGGATGCGAAGGCCGAGGCGCCGGTATTGGCACCGGTGGCGAAGGTGCACAAAAAGGCGTGGGCGCCGTGTCAGAAGTGCGGGGCCAAGGCGCCGCCGTCGAAGTTTGGGTGCTGTCAGGCTGGGATGAGGGCGGAGAACCGGTTCCGGAAGTACCTGGAGGCAAAGAAGGAGCTTGGGACTGGGGCTACTAGGGCGCTGATCGCGGCGCAGATGAAGGCAAACGAGCCGGAGATGGTGCGGTTTGAGCGGCTGGCGCGGGAGCGGGCAAATTTGCAGGTGAAAACGGCCTGATTTGTGATACGCTCGCCTCTGGGTTCAAAAGAGCCGCACGCATTTGCCCTGGGGATCACTCCTCCGGGGCTTTCGTGTTTTTGAGCGGGGTGTGATAGGCTCAACGGTGTCTGGTTGGGAACCTCCTGTTAGGTTTGGTTTGTTTGTGGCATTTGGGTATTGGGCCGCATGCGCCCCGGAGTTTACAGCCATTTTCTCCGGGGCGCACGTGTTTTGGGGGGGATTCCTGGTGTAGAGTGGGGGGCTGAAGGAGAAGCATCCAATGCCTCTTGTCCATGTTTCCGGCTGGTTACAGGCTTCTGAGCTTGAAGGCGGCCAGATTGACAACACACTTCCCTCGCGGCCTGCGCGGCCGGTGAGACCGGACAATTCCTTACCGGATAATCCCTACTATCCGGACAATTCCCTGCCTGGGTGGATTCAGAAGCCGATCGGGAAGCCTCCGGGGCGGCCGGTATTGCCGGATAACACGTTACCGCCTCCTGCGGCGCCGCCGCATCCGTGGCTGCCTGGGGGGTGGGTGCCGGTCGATCCGGGGTTCGGGAAGCCGCCGTTGTGGGGATGGATGCCGGGGCCGGATAACGGGTTACCGGCGCCGCCGGTGGGGCCTGGGCAGCCTCCGGGCGGTGGTGGCGGTGGTGGGGGCTCGTGGGTGCCGACCGATCCGGATTATGGCAAGCCGGTGCATCCGTGTCCTCCGCAGGCTGGTACCAAGCCGGTGCCGCCGGTGTGGATCTGGATTCCGGTGCAGCCGCCGGATCTGGCCAAGCCGGTGCCGTCGCCGACGCCCGAGCCCAAGTTGCGGTAAGCTCAAGCCAACGACGTTTTCGATCTGTGACAGTCTTGTGATTTGTTATCCAGCGAGGCGCCCGCGGAGGAATCCCACACTCCGCGGGCGCTTTTGCGTTTCCCGGTGGCGTTTGGGGTACATTCTGGGGTACATTCTGGGGTACATTGATCCACCTGTTGGTGACATGAACGCCACGAAGGGCCCTTGGTGAATCAGACGCCGGGGCCCGCGTGGAACACTCGTGGAACAGTGCCAGTAAAAGCGTGGAACGCTTGTGGAACAAGGAGTAAGGCGCAAAAGCAGGAAAATCTGCCGCGGCGCTTCAGAAATGGCATGAATATCTGTACCGTGCCGGGGATGATCGAGTTGACGCTCGAGTTCTCGCGGTCGACCTCGTGGTTTGTGGCGAAATCGATCGTGGCCGTTACGAATTCGACGCGGGTGAGGCGGGGGACGTGCGTGGAAATGGCGGGCGGGGGCCGGTACGAGGTGATGGAGACGCCGCCGGAGGTGATGGCGGCGATCGAGGAGGCGCTCAGTTGACCTCCAAGGCGCTCCAGGAGGCGTTGCGGCCGCGGGCTGAGGGAAATACCCGGCAGAACCTCCACACGTGCCGCAAGGGGCCCCTGCTGCTCCGGCACGGGGGGCCGTGTGAGCAGTGCGAGGCGGCCAAGTACCTGACCAAGGTGTTTTTCGGGCCGCGGGAGTGCCAGAAGGGGGTGCCGCACCTCTACGACGGGCCGGTGATCTCCGAGGCCAGCGGTTTGTGGAGCTCGAAGACGTGTTCGCGGTGCGGTAGACTCGCGATCACGGACACGGTATGGGAATGACCCTCAACGAGGCGCTGGCGGCGGTGGTGGACCGGGTGCGGGCGCGCACTCTCTACACGGCCGACATCGAAACCGACCACGAGGGGGTACTTCTGGTGCATGTCAACGTGCCGATGGAGGACCACAAAAAGCTCGAGCACAAAAAGACGGGGCCGGTTTTGGCGGCGGCGCGCGAGGCGGCCCAAGAGCACGGGTTTAAGATTGCGGGGGGGCGGGCGAGTGCCCGCGGCATGGGGCTCCTGGTGGAGGTGTAAGTTGAAAATATCCGAACTGATGGGCATGCTGCGCGATTACGAGACCAAGTTCGGCGATCAGGAGATCAAGATCCTCAACCTGGACGACGCCGAGAGTAATGCGCTTTTCATTCTCGACCTTGTCCCGGCGGACGGGGAAGTAGCGGCGCTGCGCGTGGGTTTATTCGGCAACTAACCCATGAGGGACTTATTGAGGGCCTTGATGGCCTCAACGTGTTCTTCTTCCTCCTGGTCGGTACCGGCGGAGTAAGCGGGCACGGGCGGCTTGTGCGCCTGGGCGTATTTCTCCTTGGGCTGGAGCTTGGAGATAATGTCGGCGCGCTCGCGGCGCTGGGCGAGGATGTTATAGGCGTTGACGCCGCCGATGCGCTCGATCGCCAAATCGCAGGCCGCCTCAAATTCCTCCACAGCAAAGCTGATTTCTTCGTTCATGGGTTTTCTCTTCTCCAGGTGGATCATAATGGCGGCGCGGCGGCCGCAGTCGTTGCAGATGCCGTCTTCGTTGATCGATTTGTGCCAGCAGTGCTGCCACTCGCCCGGCCGCGGGTCGTCATTCATTTCACGGTCCTCCCTGCGCCATTCCTCGAGACGCTTAGCGAGCGGGTAGCTCATAGCACCTTGTCCTCTTCGCAGAAGGTCGGCTCGGGGGCGGGCGGAGTGTGCATCGCCGCGGGGGCGCGCATCACCTCGCGCACGATCCGCGCGAAGTCGAACGCCTCGTCGAGTGTGAGCTTGGCCGCGGGCGCCGCGAGCGTCACGAACCACTCACCTTTTTCATCCTGGATAGTATTGAGGTCGATCTGTCCGAATACTTGCATGTAAGTGCTCCTAAGTAATCAGTGGGTATAACTGCGGCGCCGGGTCCTTGCCTTTACGCGCAGCGAGCATACGGCGCCGGGCGGTCAACTTAGACAAAATGCCGCCGGTGTTACGAATAGCAAAGACCTTGTAAGGTACTAAGTGCGAAGCCAGCCCGGCCGAGTAGCATTTGGGGCAGGCAAACTCACCGGTGTCCTCGATCAGAGTAACTTCCAGCAACCTGCACACCGGGCACTGTAAATCAATAATCATACTCATTGCTCTTCTTCACCATACTCTCCGGCAGCACGTCCCAGGTCTCGAGCGACTCGTTCCAGACCATCGGCCGTTTGCAGGTGATGCAGCAGTTGGGGAGGTGGAGCGAGGCGAAGGCGGGCGCGTGGCCGAAGAGGCGGCAGGCTACTTCTTTCCACCACTTCATTTCTTTTTTCCTTGCGAGCGGGCGAAGTCCATCGCTGCCTTTTGATGCATTTCGAGCAGACTGAAGTCGGTCTTCGACATCATGCCGTGGCTGGGGTTATACACGTCAACCTCCAGGCGCGGCTTCATCACGCCGAGCGGGTCGACCTTCTGGGGCGTGGGATCAGAATTACGGCAGCCGGGGCAATGTTCACTCATGGGGTTCGCCTTTCCCTTCGGCGGGCACGAGTTGCTAAAAGGAGCCTCCTCCGAAACGCTCCCGCGCGAATCGCGCCCGCAGCAGGAATTCCAGCGTAAAAGGGGGCGCGGAAAAAAGCAAGGGGAATCTTTGCGCAAGCTGTGCTACGCTCAGATTGTCGCTTCACCTCGACATTGGCCGGTGCGGTTGTGGCGCCAACGCACTGCATCGGCCATCCGTTTCGGCGGGAAGGTGAACGAGGTGAAAGATGGCGAAGATCAAACCGGCCGTAGCGCCGCCCGTGGACAACCTCTGGCTGCTCGAGCTCGACATGCAGGAGGTCCTGACGTTTGTGGGGCTGATGTCGGCGGCGATGGCCCATGTCCAGCGGATGCTCAACCCGATGACGGCGAGCTCGGGTTCCAAGTGCGAGGCGGTGAAGTACCTGCTGATGACGGCCGAGGCGGTCGAGAGGGGCGGTGACCTTGTGCGCCGCCTGCCCCCGTCGCAGGCTCATCCGTTCTACGAGGAGATCGAGACGCGGGTGCTCGCCAATATTGCCGATCTGCTCGAAGCCAACCGGCACGTGCACGACGACGAGGTCGAGGACAGGACCAGGGTGAACTGATGAGCCCGAGTGATCTGGCGTTCCTCAAGGCGCTCGGCATCAAGGCCGAGGAGGTGCAACCGGCGGCGAAGCAGTGGAACGATGAGGCGCCGGTGTATGAGACGTGCCCGGAGTGCGGCGGCAAGCGCCACCGCTACCTCTCGGACGGACAGGTGTTCTGCCTCTCGTGCACGAACCGCAAACAGAGGGAGGCGCGCTACCAGAAGGCCCTGGCGGAGGCCCAGAAGGGCGCCATGATGTCCCGTGACCTCTATCTGGCGCAGCTTGCGTACCAGCGGGCCAAGGAAGAGTCCGCGGTTCTGAAATACCGGGGCTTCGAGATCTCCCACCTCAACGGCGTGGGCTGGTCCTATCGCCTGCCCAATGACAATGTCTTCGGCCACTGGATGAAGGCCCACTCGCTCCAGGATGCCGAGCGCCGGGTCGATCGCGTCTGCGGCCCCGAGATCCGCCATGATGACGACGAGATCGCCTTCCCGCTCCTTGAAAACCAGTGCCGCGGTTGTGGGGCGCCCTGCGGAGCGCGGCGCTGGTGCCTCTCCTGCGCCAGGGACAAGTTCCTATGAGAAGGCGGTGAACGATGGCAGGACGTAACAATGGCCCCAAGACCACCTGGGGCGAGCTTTTAACCCTGGAGGCGGTGGGTCCTGAAAAATGGGCCGAGGGCGTCCACCAGCGCCGGTACTGGGCGCTGCTCAATGCTCCGTCGAGCGACAAGGCCACTCTGACGGAGCGCATCAAGGACTTGCGCGAGCTCTACGAGCGCGCCAAAGCCGATCCGAATATCTTGAAGCCGATGGCTATGTCCCTGGTCGACCTCGAACTGGGGCTGATCAAGAACATCAAGTGGCTGAAGGCGGGCGGCAAAGACTTCGCGGCCAAGTTCGACGCCCAGGGCGCCGAGATGGCCGAGCGCAAAGGCTTCCTTCACCAGTTCGAGCGGCTCCACCGGGGCTCGGCGCGGGCGGGCGCCCGCGGCCGCCCTTCAAGGACGCGATGAATCCTCGCCGCGCAAATCGTAGAGGAACAGCGGCGTCAGTTCGCCCATGTAGGCGCCGGTCACATTGAAGCTGATAAATTCCTCGGCGTCTTCTTCACTCATGCCGTCGCGCTCCACCAGGATCGCGACGCACTTGCGGTAGTCGTAGCAGACCACCGGCGTGCGGCAGGCCCCGTGCACCATGCCGATGACGGCTTCGTCGAATCCGTCTGCGAACATCACCTCGTCGTTGTTCTCAGAGAGATACTCGCGAATTTCGCTTCCAGTCATGCTCAAGATGTTACACTTCCCCTCGAAGGAGCCCACACGCTTTGAGCCCTACTTACGATCCCAACCCTCGCGTCGTCCGCGATCCCAACGTTGCCTACGATCCTAATTTGGATCTCGATCCCAACGCCGATCCCAATCTCCCCTACGATTCGCGATTCGACGTTCCGCCGGTTGTCGCGCCGCTCGTGGTCGAGCCGCCCACCGCCGAACAGTTAACCGTTTTGCTGACGGCGATCCGGCGCATCGCGCCCCTGAGCGCCCGGCGCGTGGTGGAAATCATCGATGCGTTCGCCCTCCACTATTACCCCGATGGCTGGCCCGAGCCGGGTCCACCGGAGCCGCCGCCCGATGTGCTCATGAACAATTCGATCAGTTCGGCCACGATCCTCACGCTCTCGACGGTGCCCAAGGAAGTAGTGCCGTGTTTCCCTCCCGGTACATCGCTCGAATTCCGCGGGTGCGCGGTCACCTTCACGTTCGGCACGCTCCCTTACGTCGATGCCGGAGGCGTGGCCATGCTTCAGATGAAGATCGGCGGGGTGGTGGTGTCCGAAGACCTCTCATGCGACTTCATGCTGGGTTCGGCGAACTCAACGGCGTCGTTTGTCGCGCTCCCCGGCATCGCGCTCCAGCCCGATCTGGGGATCACGCTCGTCATAGTAGGCGGCACGCTGACCGGCGGCGATTCGAACATGGTGCTCGACATCACCTACGGCAAGCATCCGCCTGCCGACGCCGCGGCGCTCGAACGCTCGCTGCCGCCCTACAAATTCGGAGTTGCCTGAAGGAGGTATCATGCCGCTGAAATCAGGGTCATCCCAGAAGACGATCTCCCAGAACATCAAGACCGAGATGACGCACGGGAAACCGCAGAAGCAAGCCGTGGCGATTGCCCTCTCCAAAGCGGGCAAGTCGAACAAGAAATAGAGGAGAGAAATGCCCGAAGAGACTGTTGAAGAAACCATCGCTCGCGAGCGCGCAGAGCAACTGACCTATCCGGTTCCGGCTCCGGTTCCGCAAACTGCGCCGCCCACGCTCGAAGGGCTGCACGCCTTCCTCCTCGCGCTGCGGGCGAGCGCGTACGTTTCGGCCCTTACGACCGCCAAGATGATCGACGCTTGGCTCGAGAAGTATCCTCTGCCTGAAGAACTGGAAGCTCGCGAAGCCCGCGAGCGCGAAGAGCGAGAAGCCCTCGAAACTCGCGAGGAGCGCGAAGAGCGAGAAGCCCGCGAGCGCGAAGAGCGCGATCGCGAAGTGGCCGCGGCGTAACGATTCCGGCCCTTTCAGGTTCCTTTGAGGGCCGGGCCAACAAATACGAGGCCGTGGCGGAAGTCCGGACGACTCCGCCACGGTCGTTGGTCTACAATTGGCTTGTCTCTTTCCAAGGAGACGTTCAGGAGCCGCGGGGGCGCGAAAGTACCTTGACTAAACGGTCGCGCCCCGTGCGGCTTTGTATACTCCCCTTCAGTGCCCCGTCCGAATAAGCCCGCCTCTCCCGATTCCTCCGTCCTCCTCACGCCCGAGCAGCTTGCCATGTCGGTGGGCGGCTACAACCGCACCAAGTTCATCGCCTCGAATGGTGAGTTGATCTGGCAGGCCAACCCCGGCATGCAGGAGATGATCTTCTACTGGTCGAATCCGGAGGGCGTCGTCTTCATCGACCCGGCCACACACGCGCCGCTCCCGCCCAACAAGGGATTCATCTGCGATGAAATCCTCGCCGGTGGACCGCGCGGCGGAGGCAAGACGGCGGCCGGTATCGCCTGGGCCGCGGGCTACGTGAACAACCCGAAGTATGTCGGCACGCTCCTCCGCCTCTCGAACGAAGCGATGAAGGAAACGATTGAAAAAGCCTGGGCGATTTACCGCATGATGGGCGCCGTCAAGAAGGGCAATCCGGTCTCGTTTTTATTCCCCACGGGGGCGATGATTTACACCGGATACTTGAAGGACGACGCCTCATTTGAGCAGTACAGAGGGCATGAATACCATAGGATTGTCATTGAGGAAGCCGAGCAGATTAAAAGCGAAGCCCTCTACGCCGCGATCCTGTCATCGAATCGCACCACGGTGCCGGGATTGCGGCCGCAAATCCTCCTGACGGCCAACCCGGACGGCCCCGGCGCGCAGTGGCTGAAGGCCCGGTTTGTGAAGGTGCGCCAGCACGCCAACGGCGAGCTCTTCCCGTACGGCACGCCCATGTACGACCCGCATTCGCGGCGCGTGAAGATCTACCTGCACGGGCCGCTCAAAGACAATCCGCAGTTATTGCAGCAGGACCCGCACTACGCCGATCGCCTCGCCGATCCGGCGCATCCCGAGTCCAGGCGCAAGGCGTGGATCGACGGCGATTGGGACATCAGCGCGGGCATGTTCTATCCGAACTTCCGGCCGCGCGGCATTTCCTCAGAGCTTAAAGAATTCCCCGAGGCGTTCCACGTCATCCCCGCCTACAACCTTCCGCCCTGGTGTCATCGCTGGATGAGTTGTGACTGGGGCCACCAGCATCACACCGCGGTCTACTGGTACGCCCTGGGCCCGGATAAACGCATCCACGTCGAGGACGAGTTGGTCGTTGCGGGCATGGGCGCCGACGAGCTCGGCGCCGAGATCGCGCGCCGGTCGCTCGCCAAACTCGAGACGATGCCGGAGCCGCGGCTGCGCTGCTACCTCTCGCCCGATGCGTTTCAAGTGAGAGACAAAGATCACATGATCTCGGATCAGATCGCGTACGGCGTGCAGCGGATCCTCGGGCCGGGGAGCTCGGTGCTGATGGAGTTCACGCCGGTCGAACTGGCGATGTCGCAGATGGACCTGCAAGGGGCCCTGCGGCTGCGCGAGGAGCGGCTGGCAGCGAGTGAGCTTGACGGGTCGTCGATCTGGTTCACCAGGGCCAACAACGACCGCAAGGCGGGTTGGGAATTCATCCGCGGGCTGCTCCGCTTTACACCGCTCCGCAAGAAGGCCGAGCCCGATCACGCCTACGGCGATCAGATCCTGGCCACGCGCGGCATCGTGGCTTACCAGAAGTACATGGCGATGTTCGCCGAGGAAAAGAACGAGGTGCTGCCGCGGATCCGCATTCACGACAAGTGCCCGATCCTGATTGAGACCTTCCCCAAACTCATCAGCGATTACCCCAACAATCCCGAGGACGTGAAGAAGTTCGATAGCACCGAGACCACGATCGGTGACGATCCGGCGGACTCGCTCCGCTACGGCTGCATGGGCTTCAAAGACCATGAGTCGAAGGTCCCGCGCGATGTCTACATCGGCGAGGAAATCGACCGCATTGCCGCGGCCAATCCGCAGGATCAGGACTTCAACATGAAAATCCTGATCGCTCAGCAGGCGCAGCGAAGGTACGATAAACAAAATAATGAAAACGCGGAGTGCGTTCTGCTGCGTGACGCTATGCTAGCCAGGAAAGGTCAGATGAAACAATGAGCCCAACAATGGATCCCGAGTTAGGCGCACCGCCGCGCTCGCTGGAAGATGTTGCGCCGCCGCCGCCCCCGGCGCCTAAACGATCCGAGGCCACGGGCCCGGTGAAGAAAGTCGGCGCCACCTCGCCGACTCACGAGTCCGTCAATTATACGAGTGCGGCCGAACGCTGCGAGACGTGCGAACACTTCAACGAGGAAGAAATGAAGTGCAACAAGCACAACTTTGAAGCTGAGCCCGAGGGCCACTGCGACGACTTCGAGTTGCTGGGCGCCGGTGAAGGCGGCGGCGAAGCGGTGGGCGAGGTCCCGCTCGAGGAGGGCGGGGAAGAGGAAGAAGATCTCGAAGAAGAAGTGTACTGACCATGCGGCCCGGTTTCTGGACTTCCCTCATCCTGCTCATACCGGGCGTGCGCCGCGCGTTCGACATCGCCGCGGAGAAGTCGCTTGAGGCGGCCCGATTCCAGGGCGAAATACTCGCCATGCGCTCACGCATCGACACCCTAGAGACCGAGCGCGCCGACATGAGCCGGGAGAAAGACGCCGCCTACAAGCTGGTGATCAATGTTTTCTCACAATATGCGTGGGGGACCAAGCAGTTTGCTGAAGCGAGCGGGATGCCGCCGCAGTTCCATCCCCAGGGCGGGGCGATGCCCGCCGATTCCATCAACGCGAGCGCGCTGATCGAACGGGGCAATAAGCAGGCGATGGAAGACTTCCTCCGCGAAATGGACAATCGGGGATACCAGGAAGCCGGGAGCACTTAAATGGCTGAATATAACGGACGGCCGATCACGCGCTACGGTTCACCGGCCACCAAGTTCAACACCAAGCTCTCGTTCGACGAGGAGTTGCGGTTCCAGAAGCACAAGGCCGTCCACTCGCCGCAAGATTCGGGCGAGGACTACGACGAGCGCGGCGCATGGCTCGCCGGGCAGAAGTCCGATCAGACCAAGGGCGAGCACGGCAACGACCTCTGGAAGAAGCCCAACCATCCGACGCAGTCGGACGAAAGCCTCTACGCCGGTCACGGCCCGGCTGGCAAATGGCTCCCCGAGGGCGGCTACGTGCCCCACGGCGGACTGCTCAAGGCCAAGCTCCAGGATGAGATCAAGGCCGCGCGCCCCAAAGGCAACCGCACCCGGTACTGGGAACAGGAGTAAACGTTGATCGCCGATACCGATTCCAAAACAGTCGTAACGCCCGCGGACTTCGTCCAGGTGCACTCGCAGGCCCTCGGCAAGTGGATCATCGAGGATCTCGACCGACCGCTTTCGGCGGCCCGCTGCGCCCAACTTCTCCGGGCCAAGCGGGCCCTTTTCTACTGGGAGGGGAAGCAGTACGGCCACCTCAAGTGGGACTCGCATCTGGGCGCGTTCGATTGGGTTCCGATGGATTTTAAAGAGGAAACCCAGCGCGTTTTTGCGAACGTGTACAACATCATCTATAGCGACGGCCAGAAGTTCAACTCGCTCGTAGGCCAGCGGAGATTGAATCAAAAAGCGGTTCCTGACGACGCGAAGAATTACACCCAGTTGCAGGTGGCCTCGAAGGCCAACACGATGGCGCGGCATCTGCTCAGATATTGGAAGCTGCAGCGCCGGGCGCCGAACGAAATCGCCGAGGTCGTCTGGAATACCGGGCCGGTGTTCGGCTTCGTCGATCACGTGGTTGACGGAAGGAAGCACGGCTTCCATACCGAGCCGGTCTATGGCCTCGAAGAGGTCGAAGGCCCCGGTGAAATGGTCTGCGCAGTGTGCGGCGGCAAGAGCCCCGAGGGGAGCCCTGCGTGCGAGAACTGCGGCTCGCCGCTTGACCCGATGTCGTCCCCCACGGTCCCCGGCCCGCCGATCCAGCAGACGATCCAGATGGGCGAGATGGAATACGCCAAGGGCATGCCGGAATTGCAACTGCTCAGTTGCGTCCAGGTGATGGTCCCGTATGACGCCAAGTGGATCGATGACGATTGCGAGTGGCTCGACTACTCGTTCCCACTCACCAAGCTGAAAGCCAAGCTCGTGCTGCAGCGCCTCAACGCGGCGAAGAAAGACATGTCGCCGCTCGCCGATTGGGACACCGACGAGAACGTGGCCGAAGCCGCGCGCATGCTCGAAGAGATTCAGAATCCCAACGACCGGACGATCGATCGCACCGCCGAAACGGTGAGCTACGGCCGACGCTGGCTGAACCCGAAGGCGTACGACGGGATGCCGCGCGAGATCCGCCGCGCCGCCGAGCGGCTCTACCCCGATGGCTGCCTCATTCATCGCATGGGCGGGCGCCCGGTAGCGGTGGATGCGGCGAAGATGACCGAGCACTGGAGCGTCTGCAAAAGCGGGACCAATGCGTATATCAATGGGCCAGGGCTCGCGCACACCATCATCGGGCAGCAGGACAGCATCAACAATTTTTGGAATATGGCTGATGAAACGGTGATGCGAGGGATCCCCAAGCACATTGTCGACAGTCAGATTCTCAATCCGGAGACGGTCAAGAAATCCGGCACAGTGGGCGAGCTCCTGTTCACCAGGACCGGCGGCGTCGACTTGCAAAAAGCGTTTGTCACGATCCCCACCGCGGTCCTGCACAACGGGCTGATGCCGGTGGCCGAGGCGATGCGGCAGTACACGCGCGAGGCCGACAACATTCAGCCCGCGTTGTTCGGAGGCGGCGATCCGGCGCCGACGTGGCGCCAGGACCAGCAGCAGAAGGCAGGCGCCCTGCAGGGCCTGCAGCTTCCGTTTGAGGGCATGCAGAACTTTGTGTCGGACATGCTCGAGGACGGCGTGCGCCTGGGCGCCCGTCACGGCATCGGCGAGGTGACAGTTCCCTCGACCGGCTTCGGCGAGGTGGGCGAATCCATCGATCTCGCCGAGCTCCAGGAAGAGGGCTGGCATATCGAGGCGGTCGACACCGCGCCGCAGTCCTTCACCGAAAAAGTGACCAAGCTCAGCGGACTCGCGCAGGAGGCGCCGCAGCTTGCTGCTTCCATCGGCCTGGGTCATCCGATCAACGCCGCGCAAACGAAGGCGTACTTTGGGGTCGATGATTTTTATGCGCCGGGCGAGTTCATGTTCTCGATGGTGATGGACCGGATCCAGAAGCTGCTCGGCGAGCCGACGATCCCGCCGCAGATGGATCCGATGACCGGCCAGCCCCTGGTCGACCCGATGAGCGGGATGCCTGCGGTCGAGACGAGCTCTGTCCCGGTCGATCCATTCCTCGACCAGGACCATACGACGATCGCGACGATCATCCGCGAGTGGTGCATGTCCCCGGCCGGTCAGCAGGCCGCTGCGGACCCGTCACAGTACTTCCAGAATGTGAAGCTTCACGGCCAGGAACAGGACGCCGCGGCGCAGGCCGCAATGATGGCGATGCAGCCCCCGCCCGCCGAAGGCGGCGAAGCACCGCCTGCAGGGCCTCCCGCAGAAACTGCTGCGCCACCACAATAAACTCGTGTTATAAATATCTCCAATGGAAGATCCCGGAGTCGTTGCAGCCTCTTCGACGCCCGCTGCAACAACCGTTAGCGCCGAGCTCGACGCGATGTTCGAAGACGTTTCGAGCGAGGCGACCGAGACGGAAGCGGCTTCTCCCGAGACGGAAACGACCACAAGCGAGACGATTGCGCAGGACTCCACCGTCCAGCCGCGCTCGCCCGAAAGCGACGACGAACCTGCCATAGAAGCAGCCGACACCGACACGACCACCACCGAGGTGGCCAAGGCCCCCCTTGAAGCGACGCCGGTCCCCGAAGATGAGCGCGGCGGCGAAGAGTACGAGGTCCGCGGCAAGAAGTGGATCCGGTACCCCGAAGCCCGCGGCCGGGAAGTCTACGCCGGGTATCAGGCGGCCAAGAGCTTATCCAGGGAGCTCGGCCTGCAGGGCCCGGTGACTCCCGAAGCCGTCAAGGCGCTGGCTTCGGACAAGCAACTCCTCGACGCAATCGACTTCGACGTGATGTCGAGCGATCCGGTCGATCAGGCCAAGGCGTTCCGTTACCTGTTCACCACCGCCAAGAAGGCGCACGACGCCGGGCACACCGCGCACAACCCGCACGAGACGATGGCCGACGCCATGCTCCACGCGGCCGCGACCGCGGCGCCCGAGGTGATCCAGGGGATCGAGCAGCGCGTCAACTCCCACACCTTCGACAAGCTCTATCAGAAGGCCCTGGCGGCCGGGCTGGACACCGAAGCAGGCCGGGACCTGCTCGCCTCGGTGCAGCGCGCCGATCAGGCGCTGACCGGGACCTTCCGCAAGAAGGCCGAAGTGGCCGCGCAGCAGCAGGCGGCCGATCCGCTCGCCGTCCGAGCCCAGGAGCTCGACAAGCAAGAGAACAGAATCCGACAGTACGAGGCAGAGCAGGCCGAAGCGGCCCAGCGGCAATGGGACAAGGCGACCAACGCCGCCATCGAGACGGGTGTCTCTGGGTCCATTGCCGCGACGATCAAGCCGGTCGTCGCCTCGTTGAAGAATTTTCCCCAGACGCAGAAGAACGTGGAAATACGCCTGCGCGAGGAGATTAAAACGGCGTTCCTGTCCGACCCGAAATTTAAGGTCGAGCGGGATCGCTATTTCAAGCAAGCTAACATTGCCGGAACTGAACAGATTCGGGATGGGTGGCGAGCGCGCATCGTTCAGCTATACACCTCCAGGGCAGAGCAGGTGCTTCGAGAGAAGGCTCCTGCCATTCTGTCCGAGTCCGCGATGGCCATTAAAGCCAAAAGCGATAAGACTCACGAGAGGCTCAAAGGTACGCAGCAGCTACGCGGGACGCCCGCTGGGGGAAGTTCTCCCAACGGCACGACGGGGCCACCATCCGGCAGCGAAAAGTTCGACAGCAAAAGCTGGGCGCGCGAAATCGACGCCGCATTCAACTAACCGTCACTCCAGGCGTGGCATTGTTCTGACTCAATAGGGAGAACTATGGCCACCGATCTCGTTTTTGCGCAGATGGAAAAAGTCGCGCCCAAGCTACCGGAATGGTTTGGGAAATTCGACAACGTAGTAAACATGATCAACTCCAAAGCCGACGTGGAGAAGGTCTCAGAGCGCGATTTCCGCGCCACTTATTTGACGACCAATGGCGGAAGGGTTGGCACGTACAATCCTGACGGCGGCGGGCTGGGACTGGGCTCGGCGCAGGAAGGCGGCGTGATGATCACGACTTACTTCCCTTTCTCGTTTCGTGGTCAGATCACGCAACTGGCGTCCCGTGCTACTGCGGCTGCCGAGCAGAGTCGTTTGCAGGGCTTCAAGAAGCTCCTCAAAACGATGATCCCGGATTTCTCTGACTTCCTGGACCGCGCGTGGCACATGGGCGACGGCACCGCGGTGCTCGGCACTTCGCTCTCATTCTCGACCGTGGGCGGCAAGACCGTGTATGTGATGGACACCGCCAACGGCGTCCAGGGCTTTCGCAGGGGCGAATGGTATCAGGTCTACGACACGGCGCTGGCGGCTCCCAAGGCGGGCGGGCCGTTCAAGCTCCTGACCATCAACTACGCGACTCGCGCGCTGACGTTCGCGGTGACGATCGCGGGCGCGGCCGCCGGAGACAAGATCTGCTTTGAAGGCACCAGCGGCGCCACGCCAGGGGGTCTGAAGGGTTTGCTCTATCACAACAACATCGCCACTTCGGGCACCACGCACGGTGTGAACCGCGCCAACGAGCCCGAGATCCTCGTCAACGTGCGCGACGGCGGCAACTCCGTGCCAACCGTGCAGATGGGCATGCAGATCGCTCATCAGATCATCGAGCGGCGCAAAATTGACCAGGGCACTCCGGCCGGAATGCAGGCCCTGGTGAATCAAAAACAACAAGCGAATATTCGCCAAAACGTGTACGACATGGCCAACTACGATCTGACCAACGGCAAGGCGAATGCCGACATCGGCGTGAAGGTCGACATGAAGTTCATGTTCGCCGGAGTGCCCGCGCAAGTAGACCCGCATCAGGCCACCAACCGCATCGATTACATCACTCCGCAAGACTGGTCGATCGCCGAGATCGACCCAGTCGGATGGTTTGAGATGAACGGCAACAAGCTGTTTCCGCTCTATGCAACAGACGGCTCTCCGGCCGCCACGGCGTGGTTCGCGTTGTATGTATTACGCGACTATTTGTGTCAAAATTTTGGCAACGCGGGGGTGATTTACAACCTCGCGCAACCGACCTACTAGCAAGGTCAAATCGGGGCCGGATATGCCAGCCCGGCCCCGAAAATTATCCACTTACATGGAACAAAAGCTACTTGCCGAGCTCAACGGGCGCCTCGCCACGGAGTTCGGGAGGAACCATCTTGGCGAGAACAACTACAAGTGGAGCCTGACCCAGGACCTCTGGGGCTTCGAGCATAAGGGCCACTTAGTCCCCCGGCAGATCCTCACGCCGGGCGGTCCCTTGTGGGCGGTCGAGTCGCGCTACGAACGCTTCACAGTGGCGGACATCGTGGGCGCCAACCGCTGGGCCTTCAGCAAGTGGTCCCACATGCGGCGCGGCGAGTGGATGGCTATCTTCGGCGAGTCCTGGCCGTACCCGGCGCGCGGTGAATATCACCTAGTCGGCAGCCCGATGCCGGATGGCGAGGAGCCCTGCCACAAGTCGACAGAGACGCTCATCTTCCATCTCCGGATCCATTTGGGGATGACTCTCGAGGATCACGAGCAGGATCTGCTGGTGAAGCTCGAGGAGAAGCGGCGCATCGAGACCGGCCCGGTGTCCGACGCGATCGACGACGCAATGTTCGCCTTCTCGCATCTGCCCGGCGCCAAGGATCACGTATCCCTTCCAACGAAAGAATTCCGAGAGAACCAGGAGACATCAGTTGAGTAAGAGCATCATTTCGATCTGGCCGATGCAGGAGACCGCTTACCGTCCGCTGCACATGCCCAAGAATCCGGGCGAGTCGAATCTGTTCATCCTCCAGCCGGGATCGGTCGAGATCCCTTTCGTGCTGAGAGTCCCCGATTTCGACAATCACATTTACATGGGGAAGGGCGTTTCGCAGACCATTACCATTCCTTCCTACGAGACCGCCAACGATCTTGTGCGCCACTGGCGGGACGCCAAGAATTCGCCCGAGGACGGCGGCATTCCCGGCATCTGGCTCTCGCCGGTCGACAACCCGACGATGGAACAGGTGCTCTACTCCGAAGAGTTGGTCGACTACAGCGAGAAGCAGGTCATGTTCGCCTCATCGAAGGTGCGCGAGGCCCGGCTCTTCGCCGCCCAGGGCGAGTGGCGGAACATCACCAAGCTGCATTTGTTTATGGGCAAGCTGCTCAATATCCAGGGCGAGCCGTGGCAGGACTTCGATGCCAAAGCCAAACTCGGGAAGGTGCGCTGCCCTTACTGCGATACGCCCATGCCGATCGGCGCCGCCATCTGCGGCACTTGCCGCGAGATCGTGGACATCGAGAAGTACAATCAGATTCGAGCGAGCCAGAATCTTCCTTTGAAGACCGTGGCCGCTGCTGCGAAGCCGAGCTAAGCGAGGTAACACGCTATGGCCATCCCCACTGTTGAACAAGCGATCGAGGAGGCAGCATTCCACCTCGGAGACATCGCCAAGCGCCGGTTTACCATGCCGACGCTTCAGATGGCGGTGGGGCTGGCTTGGCGTGAAGTAATCGACGAGATGGTTAAGTGCCAGGACTCCCAGGTGGAGCTCCAGACCCTCTACGTGCTGCCTGCCGGTACGTTGACGCTGACGCCGCAGACCGTGGGCATTACCAACTTCGGCCAACTCCTGCGGCTCGAGGAGCGGCCGAACGGTCAGCAGAACACGGCCTTTTTCCCCGTCGATTACACCGAGGTCATCCCGTTGCCTTGGAGCGCAACCGACAAGCTGGTCTACTACACGTGGCGCTCGGCAACCTTCACCTTCCCGCCCGCCACGCGCGACATCGAGCTCCGGATCACCTTCTTGCATTCAGGTGACAATCCGGTGACGGGCACGCTGGGGATCGACAATTGCCTCACCGTCGTAGGCAAGCTGGCCGCGGCGCTGGCTGGCCCCACCAAGGGCCTCGCGGATATCCCCAAGCGGCTTCGCGACGAGGTGTACGTGTTTCCGAACCACATGCAGGCTTTGATCCAGCCCTCGCTGCGCATGCAGCAGGAGCGACGGATTCAACCTGCCGCGTACGCAGTCGGCAGTAACCGGCGCCGCCCCCGCGGCCAATATCCCTATTTTGGTCCGTAACGACATTTACCGTACTGGAGAAAATGGAACACCACCATGTCCTTTGCAACTGAAAAGATTCCCGGCACTTACCTCTACAAATCCCGCACGCCGCAAGTGGCCAACGGGACGCTCACGCTCGCGCAGTTGAATGCGGGCCAGACTATCGTCGCGCCCGAAGGCCGACAAATTCAGATCACCGGCTTCCTGCTCCACATGAACGGGACGTTTGGGGGCTTGACCGATATGCGCCTGCAGACCACCGAGACCGTGCCCACGCCGCTGGTGACCGTCGCGGCGGCCGGTATGGGCGACACGATCATTCACACCGAGACGCTCGGCACGCATGTGATCGCTCCGCAGTACTGGACTCCCTGACCAAAGGCGCGGGCCTTGCGATCGCCAAGACCGGAGCCGCGGCGACCGGCGGCACCTCGATCGACTACACGGTTCACTACGTCAACGAGGGGTAAGGGTTGAGCCTTTCTGAACTGAAGCAACGCTCAGTGGCGGATCTGAGGGCTCGTGGGACGCGGGCCCGCACAGATATGCCAGTCGCCTCACGCGCCCAGAACACCTATCTCACCAACCGGGCATCGAACGCCATCAATGTCCGGTACGACGGGGGCCGGGTGATCGGCCGCGACGGGTTCCTGCCGGTCTGGCGGCCACCGGCAAGATGACCATGATGTACCAGTGGTTCGCCTACTCGACCTCGGTGACGGGGCAGGCGCACCGCAGAACTTCCTGGTCACCTTTGAAAATGGCGCGATCCGCTACCGCAATCTCTACTTCACTACGAGACGACCGCCGAGGCGATTGCCGGAGCCTACGGCGCCACGGTCGTCGAAGCAGGCGACCGTCTCTACGTTGCGCTGTACTCGCCGGCCCGGTCGGCGCCACCGAGACGCGGATCCTCTTCCCCTTCGCAGGCGAGGGCTTCGACAGTATCAGTAATGCGTTCATGGGCCCGATGTCGGAGGTCCCCACCTTCACTGAACCCTTCGCTGGCCTCGTGACCGCGGGCCTGCACAAGTGGGGCTACATCGTCACTTCGCGCTCCGGCTCGCAACTGAAGCCATCGCCCTACAGTGCGGCGATCTTCACGCCGCCTTCGTTCACCGCCGCCGTGATACGACGGTGCAGATGCAGGTCTCGGCGGTCTGGCCCGACGACGCAATGTTTGTCTCGCCGATCATGACCACCATCGAGAACCTCGAGAAGTTCTTCATCGTTCCCGGCATGGAGCTCTCCGTCATTCCCGGCATGCTCTACCCGGTGCAGTTCCAGATCTCGATCACCGACGAGGTGCTCGAAGCCACGGCCACCGAGCTCACCGACAACTTCGGGTACATGACGCAGTACACCGATGGCACCGGCCCGTTCAAGCCATTCAACCTTGCGCAGCTTGGGCGGCGCATCGCTTACTTCGTCGAGAACAAGGTCTACATCTCGGACCAGGACGACTACGAGCGCGTGACCGAGGACCAGCATGTCCTCCAGCTTCCCGGCGAGCGGTACGTGGTGACCGCCTGCCAGATTCGCGGAGTGAACTATTTTTTCGGCCCCAAGTGGACGTATGCGGCGGTCGACAACGAGGACGTACCGGTTCTGTGGGCGGCGCCGTACGCGGTCTCGCTGGGGCAGGGCACGAGCGCCGTCCACGGCGTGGTGCGTCAACACGACCGGAGACATGGCCTGGGTAGCGAACGAATACGGGCTCTGGGATTTCGGCGGCGGGTATGACGCCATCCCGGTCAGTGACATGAACGAGCCCGAGTGGGCGCCGCATCAACTGGGGGCAAGCGCAGACGACCATGTGGATCGTGGACGATCCGATTGCACAGACGGTGATGGTCTTCGCGCCGCTCGACGGCGCCACCGAGAACACGCACCGGCTGACGTGGTCCTACTCGCGTGGCCGCGGTCCCACGCAGGTAGACTTCTCGCTCGACACGCTACCGGCCGCGAGTGCGTGCATGGTGCGCGAGCAGACCAGCCAACGATCGCGGCTCTGGCTGGGCCCGAACGCCTCGACGACGCCGATCCTCGTCGAGGACTCCGTCGCCTTCGACGACAACGGCATAGCCGATCGTGTCGATCTGGGAATCGGGCGAAGTGTTCAAGCGCCGACACGAGGCGTCGTCGATCGACATGAAGGTACATGCGGTCGAGGCCAAGGCCAAGGGAATCGGCATCCTGCGCACGCGCGTCTATGAGGCGAGCCGGAACCTCTTCGAAGATCTCGCGACGAATGATCTCAAGGAGCTCCCGCGCGACGCTATCGAGATGGGCTGCGACGTGATGTCGCACGATGCCACGGTCGAGTTCAAGACTACCGGCCTCGGCGAACGCCTGGACCTCAACGACTTCACGGTCTTTTATATGCCCTGGCTCACGGGCCGTTGATACTATCCAGAAATGGCTGACAAGCTGAAGCTGATTGTCACGTCGATTCGCCCCGACGTGAATTCGATCCGCACGGCTGGCACGTTCAAACTCGTGGCCGAGGCTCTCGACCGGCTCGACGGTAACGTGGGCAGGACCGCGGGATTCGTCAACGACCTGGAGGTGGGAGGGACCACCATCATCAATGAGCCCGGCGAGCCGCCGCCACCGGCCGAGCAAAACCGGGCAGATCTCCTACGAACCCTAATGGCCATCATCTATCCGGACTCCATCATTCGCGACCCCTGGGTCAAACACGGCGAGCGTGTTTCGGTGAAGGACTTCGGCGCCGTCTCGGACGGCGTGTCCGATTGCAGTGAGGCGTTCCAGGAAGCCTACGACTCTGTCGTTGGGAAGGGTGGCGGAAGCATCGACATCCCCGGCGTGGGCACGCCCGGCGAAAGCTACAAGCTCAACACGCCGATCGTGCTCGACTCCGACGTACCGATCTCCTGGCTCGGGCAGGGCCGGAGCTCAAAGATCACGCGCGGCGCCGCGCTTTCCGCAAACAAGGGCCTCTTCCATCTCGCCAGCCCCAAGAACCTCATCTTTCGCAATTTCCTGGTGGACGGAGCAGTCACGACCTCGACTGGGCTCCTCTACTCCGAGTTTGCCAGCAACCCGATGCATCCGCTGCTAACGTTGAACACGACCTTCTGGGCTGAGGGCGGAGAGGATCTCGAGTGGGACGGCGTGCATATCGAGCACACGGGCGGCTACGCGATCCTTCTCGATGCGCGTCTCGTCAACGTCAAGCGCGTGAAGATCCACCGCGGCATGCTTCGCAACAACCGGCCGCACACGTTCGGCACCGCGGCCGCCGATATGATGGAGGCGACGCGGCGGGTCCGCGGCGTCAAGATCGATTGGGAGCGCCACTTCCCCGAGCTCCTCGCGGGCAGCGCCTCGGTCTACGGATCCTGGACCGGCGGCATCCTCGCGCAGAACCAAGCGACCGGCGGCTCGTCGACCAAGGTGCAAGACCTCACCGTCGATCACAACCGCTTCGAGCGGAACACCGGCAACTGCGTGTGGCAGCACGGCTACGGCTTTGACTCGTTCCATCAGCAGATCCACATCGACTACAACTCGTTCCTCGACTGCGGCCTCGACGGCATCCTCTTTGGCAACGTGATCGGCGGCTCGGCGATCGGCAACTCGTTCCGCAGGATCGGCTACATCTGCTCGGACGACACCTCGCCCGGCATCCCCCGGTGGCTGCCGAATCTCAACGCGACGGGCCTCGACACCTCAGGCGTCGTCAAGCTGGTGAACTACGCGAACAACTCGTTCCTCAACGTGAACGGCGGCGCGATCAACGGGGACGGCTTCGCCTACGGCACGATCAACGGCAACTCGATCCGCGTCTCGCGCCCCGGTGAACCGGAGTTCAGCGAGGACTCAATCGGCTCCGGGTTCGGCCCCGGCGGCGCCGGGGCGAACTGGTCCCAAGGCATCGTGCTCGGTAACACCGCGGACAAGGAGGGCGGTCTCGGCGTCACCATCTCTGGCAACTTCTTCGACAACCTGGGCGGCACCGCGATCGGCCTCTACGCCGCACGCAAGTGCCAAGCGCAAAACAACCTGATCATCGCGCCCGACGCCCCCGGCCAGAACCCGATCATGATCGGCGGTCTGCTCACCGGCTCCAATCAGGTGGCGCGGGACAACCTCGTCACCGAGAACAGTATTCACTTCAATCCGGCCCAACCGGCCCCGGCGATCTTTGAAGATCCCACTTACCGCCCGTTCACACCGGCAGATATGAATCGCGTGGTGAAGAACGTCTGCCTCGGCGGCCCGAATGTTTTCGAGTTCAAGCGCGACCCCAACACCGACACCAAGTGCGCGATTCACTTCACCACCGAGGCAGTGGCGAGCTACTCTTCCGGCACGGGATCGCGCGCGAAGGGATCGGCGAAGGCTCCTCGCTCCGCTTCTACGCGCAGGACTCGGACCCGTGGGGCAACATTCACATGTCCCTGAACATGTACCGCGCGCAGGGCGCCCGCGGTCCCTTGCTGAACGTCTCCGAAACCGGCCCTGGCCCTCCTGAGGTGGAGGCCGAGGGCGGCTGCATCACCACCGGCAACGTCACGCAATTACCGTTCGGCAACGCGATGGCGACCAGTAAGCTCTCGGCGAGCGGGTTCCTCGCGCTCGGCGATTCGACGTACTGGGAGGTCGAAGCCGATATGCTGCCGAGCACTCATCCCAATGGCTGGGCGCTCCTGCGCTGGGACGGCTTGCTCGCCAAGTGGCAACAGTCGGTCGAAGGCGGCGGCGCGGCGGGGCCCAGGATCTGGACCGACTTCTCCGCAGGCGGCGGCGGCTCGACGGCCAAACCGGCCGATCCAGTGGATTCGGTGCAGTTCAATCGCGCGGGCGCGTTCGGCGGCAGCGCCGATTTTCTCTACACGGAGAGCATCAGGCGCGTGACCGTGATCTGCGATGCCGCCACTCCCGGCATCAATGTGGCCGGTGGCTACATCTCCTCCGCGCAAGGGTTCGTGGCGATGCCCGCGACCGCCACCACCTACAACGCCATCCAGGCTTCCAACGGCGGCGTGTTCGCTCTGTCGGCGACCATCAAAAACTACGTAACCTGGGGCTCAAACGCCGCGCCGGTCCCCACGATCAACGACTCGTTCCTGGACAACGGAGTCATTTACTACGACGACCCGAATAAGATCTTCAACTTTCGCACCGGCCAGTACAACCCTACGACGGAGTACACCGACCTCGTCGAGGTGAGTTGCTACGCGCTGGGCTTTGCGGCCTCGAGCCCCCAGGTCAATGCGGTTCACGCTCGCAACGGCGGCGTGCAGGCGCAGTGGCTCGTGGCCGAAGACTCACTGATCTTCATCGGCCGCGGGCAGCCTCCGGTGTCCGGGCCTGGACAGGTGCGGATCTACGCAGCCCCGAGCGGGCAGATGTACGTCTCCTCGAATACCGCCCCGTATGGCCCGTTTGGGAATACGCCCCCCGGCGCCCCGGAGGGCAGCGTTCAGTACAACCGCGGCGGCCAGTTCGGCGGGAGTGCCAATCTCTTCTGGGACGAGGGGACCAACCGGCTCTACGTCACTTGCGCGTCGACGGCCCCGGCGATCAACGTCGACGGCGGCTGGATTCAATCGCAGGGCGGGTTCCTTACTACCAGCGCCGGTCTGGCGGTCCAGGCTCTGAGCGGCGTGATCATCAGCCGGTATCTGGCAACCAACGAGTCGCTCATCTTCCAGGGACAGGCCACGCCTCCTGGCCTCTCTGACGCCTCCGGCGGGCCCCAGGTGCGCCTCTACGCCAGTTCGGGCGGCGTGATGTACATCTCGAGCAATGGGGCGGCGTGGGGACCGCTGATGGGTACCGGGACTCCTCCGGCTGGCGTAAGCGGTCAGATCCAGTTCAATCAGAACGGGGCCTTTGGTGCGCATCCTTACCTGCTCTGGGATTGGAACAGTTTCATCCTGAATATGTACGGGTACTTTCAGGTCAACAGCGTCAACAACCCGGTCATGTGGGTGATGAATCGCGCGTACGGCGCGAACCAGACTGTCTGGTATCAGGGCGTCGATGACTCGGCGCGGTTTTTTATCCAGGCGGCTTCGTTCGGCCCCGTGCTGCTCTACCTTACCCCAAGCGGGGACGGCGCCTTGTCGACCTTATCGACTCCAGGAACAGTGCAGTCGCTCTATGTCAACGCGCTCGGCTCCAGTGCCGTCAGCATTCAGGCGGCCTATGGCGGCGTGACGGCCCGGTGGATCTGCCCTAACGAATCACTGATCTTCCTTGCAATAGGCCAGCCAGCCCTTTCAAGCCCTGGTCAGGTGCGAATGTACGCCTCGACGAGCGGAGTCCTGTACGTCTCATCGAACGGTCAAGCCTACGGCCCAATCGGCGGCCAGCCCCCGGCGGGCACCAATCAGCAGGTACAGTTCAACAACAACGGTCAATTCGGAGCGTCTGCCAACTTCGCTTGGGACAACGTCAACAATGTTCTGGGCATTAATGGCCCCAACGGCTACATGGCAACGACCACCTCGAATGACTGTCAGTGGTACATGCACCGCCCCAACGTTTATATCTACTGGGTTGGCATCAATGGTTCGGCGCAGTGGATCGTCAGAGGCATGGATGGCTTCACTCAGTTGGCCGTTTCCCCCAATGGCGCATCTGGCATGATCGTCTCTACTCCCGGCACGTTCCAGGGACTCTACGTGAACGCGCTCGGTGGAGCAGGCCAGTTCATCTATAACGCCATTCAAGCGGCGAGCGGCGGCGTGACCGGCCGATGGCTCGTGGCGAACGAATCGCTGATCCTGAAGCAGGGCGGCGAACCGGCACGCTCGAACGGCGGCGAGGTGCGGATGTATGCCAATTACAACGGAGTGGTGTATATTTCGACCGCCGGTCAAGCCTATGGGCCCCTCGGCGGCGGCGTTCAGTCGACGACGCAGCCCCAGTGGACCGGCTCCAACAGCGGCTATAACTACACGTTCAACAACGCGAATAACTATTTCATCGTAAATGGCAACGGCGACGTTACTTCGAACGGCGTGATCAGCAGTGTCGGCGGCATCTACACGAGCAATCAGGCGCAGAACGCGATGCAGTCTGCGGGCGGGTTCAACGCCGGGTACGGCGGCAGCGGCAACGGCGTCTATCAAATCTACGGAAACACCGTCATCAACAACTCCCGTCAGTTTGTTGGTTCTGGCGGTATCAATACGAGCGGCCACATGATCGCCAGCGGCAATTGCTCGGCGGCTTCCTACCAGATCACCACTGGTTACTATGGGCAGGATGCCATCAACGGAATAGCCGTTGGCAACGGCCATGTGCTTTATTTCAAAGGCGGCATTCTGTACGCCTGGAGTTAGGAGAACTTATGCAAATTTCAATCCCGATGCGGGCGCGGCTCTATCTGCTCGCGCTGATCGGTCAGGACTCGGGCGGCTTGGAAGATGAGAAGCGCCTGCTCTCGTCCGACTTACTAGAAAAGCTCGAAGTCCCGCAGAGCGAACTTATGCTCTACGAAACGGCGATCCCGAGCGGCGGCGCCTACCTGCACCTCGACCGCATCGCCCAGGCGCCGGTCCTCGAGGTGGACCTTTCACCAGCCGAGCTCCGGCGGGCCCAGTCGCTCATCACCGAGTGGAAGAACTACCGCCCCGGTGACGATCGGTTCATACGTCCACTCCTCAAAGACATTCGCGCCGCGCTCGATAGCGGGGAGACCGGCGGACAGGCCGATGCCCTCCTGCGGGTCACCAATGGCGCACCAGTTCCGCGGCAGAAGGCCGCGAGATAGAAAGAAGGAACCATGCCAACACCCATGCCACCACCTCCGGCTCCCGTGCCGGTACCTGCCGCTCCGAAGACAATTGATCTGTCGAAGGTCCTGGTCCGCGCCATGCCGGGCTACTTATACAGCCCGTTCACCAAGAAGCTCTACTACACGAACAACCGGCAGGAAGTCGGAGCCTCCACATACGAACGCCCGTGGAGCGTGAGCCCCGGCTACGGCTTTGAGACTCCCGTTTATCCGCTGAACCCGGTGGACTTTCCCACGGCGGAGACGGCCAACAAGGTTCTCGAACAGGCCCGTGCGTGGTTCCCCACACTGTTGTTCGACGTGATGGCCCCCAAACCAACCGGGGGCGTCGTCACTCAACTTCAATACTGGTTAATCTGCTGGAACGGCGCCGACCTCTATGAGATCTTCTCGTGCGGCTGGTGGGCCTTCGACTGCGACAAGGACGGCGAGACCGCTGCGAAACAGCAGCGCACCGCCGAGCTCAAGAGCGCGGGATTCTCCGTATAGGGGAGTAAACTTGGTGCAACTTTGCTGGCTGTTTTCCCAATCTCCGTAACGCATAGCCAGCGAGGCAGGGCGGACGACCCGATGCGGCCGCCCTGTAAAAAAAGGAGTCCGTATGCCAATCATTCAAGTGATCGTCCTGATCGTCGTTGTCGGCGTGATCCTCTATCTGGTCAACACGTACGTCCCGATGGCAGCGCCGATTAAGACGATCCTCAATATCGTGGTCATTCTCTTCCTGGTTCTCTGGCTGCTCTCAGTCTTCGGTCTACTCCCCGGTGGCACGGTTCCCCGGCTCCGAACTCCGTAGGCGTTGACAACAAATCGCGGTGGTATTGTAAGCGAAAGGATCTGAGCCTCATGGCGAGCAAGGCAGAACAATACAGTGCTGAAGACCGAGAGCTTGCCAAACGGCGTGGCGATCGTTTCAACATCGAGGCCGAGCAGCGCGCCACCAACGCGCAGAACCGCCAGAAGTGGGCGCAGGACTATCAGGCCGAACAGTACGACCCGATGCTCGCCGGGCGCGGCGGCTACAGCCCCGAGGAAGGCGCCGACATTCGAGGCGACTACGGTGGTCTCGCCGCTACGCCTGAGGAGCTCGAGGGCAACTACCGCACCCAGCAAGAGCAGAACGATATCGTTGGGAACCCGTGGGACCGCGCGGCCTACTTCAACCCGGAAGGCATGGAGGCGGCGGGTTATGGCGAGAGCGATCGCGTGCGCGGTGCGATGGGCGGTTACCGGAGCGATCTGAACGCCGCGCTCGATCCCTACGGTAAAAATCTGCGCGGCGCGATCGGCGATGAAACGGCCCAGTCGATAGATCCCGAGTACACCGCCTATCAAAAAGGGGTAGTCGGACGCACCGGCTCAGACCGGCGCGCGGCGGTCGATCCGTCTCTCCTGCGCGCCGATAAGGCGGCGCTCGACACGATCCGGATGAGCCCCGAGGAATACCAACAAACCCTCACCGGCGCCGGTAACGTGGTCGGCGAAAGCTACCGCGCGGCCGCCGATGACTCCGCTCGACGCGCCAGGGCTGCGGGCGCGAGCGCGCTCGGCGTAGGCGCCATGCGTGACCGGCTCGAGAGAGGCTCGGCCGTCGACAGGGCCGATGCGATGCTCAGAGCCAAGATTGCCGCGGGCGCGGCACGTGCAGGCCGGGCGGGGACCGCCGAGGAATTCCGGTTGCGAGGCGAAGAAGGAACCTCTGACCGTCTCGGCCGCGCGGCGATGGAAGCGGGCGACTTCGAGTTCGGTAACCGCTACCGCCTGGAAGACCAGCGCCTCGCCGCCGAGAAAGCCAAACAGGGCGCGCGGCTCCAGGTGGAGAGCGAGCTCGGCCGAGCGGGCATGGGCGCGGCTTCCGAGCTTGGCCGCGCGGGGATCGGCGTCGAAGAAGGAGCCGCGCAGCGCGCCGCGCAGCAGCGCCAATACAACGCGAGCCTCGGCACCGAGATGGCGACCGGGATCGAGCGCGACACGCAGGCTCGCAAGATGTCGAATACGACGGACCGGCAGGCGGTGCGGCGAGCCAACCAAGCGCAGCGTTTCGGCCAGGGCATGGATGTCCAACAGGCCAAGCGCCAGGGTGCTCAGCAGGTGGCCGATAAGCGGCTCGAGGCGCAGTACCGCGGACAGGATTACCTGACCCGCGCGGAGGCCGGATCGACTGCCGACAAGAACCAGGAGCTCGAGCGGCAGATGAACGCTTGGCAGGCGCAGGCGGGTATGCAGCAGAACACCACGCAGCAGCAGTATGCCAAGGAAGCGCAGCCGAAGACTTGGGAGAAGGTTGTGGGCGCCGCATCAGGAGCCGTGGGCGCCGCGGTCCCGATGATTGGCGCGGGCCAGAAAATCGCCAAAGTGGCAATGAAGCCCAACTACAACTACACAGATCCTTACGGCGCTTACGGCGGCGGGTAAGAAGGAGACCTTAGATGCCAACTTATTGGGAGAACGATATGCAGCCCGCGGGGGGAGCTCCGGCTCCGGCCGCGGCCCCGAAGCCGCCAATGGCTGCCCAGCAACCAGCGATGGGCGCCGCGCCTCAGCAGGCCCGGCCGCGAGGGCAACAGCCCCCAGGCGCCCGCTGGTGGCAGAATCCTGGTAGCGCGGTGCGCCCCCCGATGGCGACACCACCGCCAGCACCGGGCGCTCCTCCTGCACCTTCGTCTCCTCCGGCAGGAGGAGCGCCCCCGGCCCCGTACAATGCCGGTGCTCGATTCAACCAGCCCCCTGCTGCGCCTCCAGCCGCCGCGCCAGCCGCGCCACCTCCGGCCGCGGCCGCTGCTCCGTACAATGCGGGCGCCCGCTTCGCGCAGCCACCTGCTGCGCCTCCTGCGCCAGCCCAGCAACCCGCACCGCCTCCCGGCGCAGTTCCGGCGGGCGGAGGCTACATCCAACCGATCGCCAGCGAGGGGAACGCCTCTAAGGTCTGGGCAGCCCAGCAGCAGCAGTACGGCGGCGCCGCTGATCGTGCCTCCGGTAGGGCCCGACTGGATCAGATGAGCCGGGAAGATGCTGCCAGGAATCCGAACGCCAGCATGTATGGGAATCCTGGTGGCGCCGACGTTCCTGGCGGGGAAAGTTATATCCGGGCGATGGATCCAGGAGAGGCCGGTGATGCGAGGAATCGCATGGCTCAGATGATGGAGGCGTCGAATTTCGACCGCCGGAGCAAAGCCTTTGGACCGCCACCGCCGACCGGCGTCGCCTCGTACGGAGTAGCTCCGGAGGGCGGCGAGAGCTCTATCCAGGCGATGGAAGATTCGCCCGAGGCCCGCACCAGGATGGAAGAGGCGATGGCCGCCGCGTCCGATCGCAGCCGCATGGCACCGGCGCCGCCAAGCAGCATTGACCCTGGCCGCGCTGCGATGGGTCTGGGGCGTGGCTTGCCCCCAGGCCGCATGGGCGGGCGATCACTCGGACGAGGCCGCGGGCCAGTCTACTAAGCTATGGCCACCTACCCCGGCCTGAGATACGGCACACCGCCATTCGTGGATCCACGGTACAACTGGGAAGACGAGGAAGACCCTCTCGCGCTTCCTGCGCGGGCGCAGTACGGCCCTGGCGCAGGAGCCGCTCCCCCTCCCGTAGATCTGCGTAACCCGGCGGTGGAGGATACCAATCCTTTCTCGTATGCAAGGCTGGCGGCCCGGAAGTCGGAGCCGTTCCAGATGGCCCCAAAGCCCCCGATGAAACCTCCCGTTGGCGGATGGTCGAGCGGGCCTCCCCAACTGGGTGCAGCCCTGGAGGGCGCCGGTCCCCTGCCCCAAGTGCCGCAAGGCCCGATTCAGACCATGACCGGCAAGCCGCCCTCGGTCGAGGAGGACTGGATCAACCCAGGCGCCGACCCGTTCCTCACGGACTGGAATTCAGCCGCCGCGCGGCGGGACGCCCACAAAAGAGAGAAGCCGCAACTGGGCTCCAAAGAGTACGACCTCCCCGCGTGGCAGAAGGCGCTAATGGTCGGCACCAATGCCGCAGCGGGCTACGTGAATGCCGCGGGCCGTACCCGCGTCGCTCCGATCGACCAGAAGACTCTGATGCACCGGCCCAAGTACGATCAGGCGATGGATGCCTGGGAGACGGAGGGCAGGGCACTCGACTCCGAGCTCGGCAGTCTCCAGCAGCAGTATGCGCTGAAGCGCCAGGGCGAACAGGACGAGCGCGCCAACAAGCTCTCCAAGCGTCAGAATATGATCGCCGACGCGCAGATCGAAGACCTCACCGCGCGGGCCGAGCAGCGGCGGAAGGCTGCGACGGCGCCTCCTACCAAGCGGACGAATATCTACGCTGCCGATCGCTGGGGCACAATCAACACCGAGACCGGCGAGTACGTGCAGCCGCCATCCTGGGCGCAGAAGCCGCCGCCGGAGAAGAAGGAGTTCAACCAGACGCTCGAAGACGCAGCCCTCGAAGGTCTGACCGGAGCGGATCGAGCCGCGGAGGCCAAGAGACTACTGGCCATGAAGCAGGCCAAGAAGGGCGGCGGTGGTGCTGGCGGCCTGACTCCGGCACAGAAAGCCGACGACGATCGCGCCGATGCCGCCCGTGCCGCGGCGCTCGACCACCAGAACCGCCAGGAAGTGGCCAAGCTCGAAGAGGAAGAAAACTACCGGATGGGCCAGGGCGCTGATAAGGGGATCCACGAGCGCCTGGGCGAGTTAGGGCCTCTCCTGACGCCGCCCACCGACAAGGACGAGCTCAAGAACTGGACGCGCGCCGACGCGAATGTGGCCGAGTTCATCCGGCTGAACAACCGGCTCAAGAGCATCTACGGGCGCAAGCTGGAACTGAATGCGCTGAAGGGCGGCCGGGCCGAGTACGAGGCCATGATCCAGGGGATCAACAAGAACTTGGCGCGGCTGACTCAGCGCGGCGGCACTGCCGCGGAGTCCGCGGGCGCGGGCCCGACAGCCTCCCAACTAGGCACCTCCCGCGGCGCCGGGCCGACCATTCCTCAGCAGGGAGCATCGAGAGTAACGCCCGGCAAGACGCAGCAAACCCGTCCACCAATCGGTTCAATCATCACAAGGTAGGAGCCCGGCTTGGCTATAAACGCGAACTCTATCGATCGAGCTCGGCAGGCCGGTTACAACGATGCCGAGATCATCGACCACATTGCCAGCCTGAAGGGCTACAAGGGCGTGCCCGAAGCACGCTCCGCGGGCTACTCCGACATGGAGATCCTCGGCCACCTGCGGACACTCGAAGATCCCGTCAGTACGCCGACAGTGATACCTGGAGCGGAGAAGACCGGCACGCCCGGCATTGCCCCCACAACCCTGCCGAAGGGCCTGGGCGGCGGACCGGCCGGTTACCAGCCTCCGACCGAGGAGCCCTCGCCCTATGCACTCCCCGGCGCGGGCCTGACCGGCCGCCCCGGCATTCCGGAGGTAGAGCTCCCGGTGGGCCTCGGCGGCACCAAAGCTCCGTTCTCCACCGCCTACGATCCCTACAAGCGAGTCGGCCGCGCGCTCCCCAATCAGGTGTTCGGGGCGCCGCTGAAGACCGACGTGGGCGAGCTCGCCAAGCTCAAGGCCAAGGTGGCGCCTGGGTACTTGCCCGACGACGACACCGTTCTGCAAGGGTTCATGGGAGAGCCGAAGCCGGAGCCCCTATCCGAAGACCCAGGCTACGTAGAACGGATCCAGCACGGGCTTCGCGTAGGCTCCGAAGGAGTCGTATCGAGTGCGCTCAGCGGGGGCGAGGCCCTGGCCCGCCGCGCCGCCGTAGCACTTCCCAAGAAGTTCAAGCCTATCGCCGAAAGGGCTGAGTGGGAGCTCGCGCAGGCCAATGCCGGTAGACCGGAAATGGAGCCAATGCCGGGCTCGAGCGTCCAGGAGCTCGCTGCGGACTCCGATCTCACTCTGAACAAAGTAGGCAAGTACGCTGTGGGATCTACGGCTCAGGCGATCCCGAGCATCGGGGCCACCGTGATTGCGTCCATGCTGCCGGGCGGCAAGATTGCCGGGCCTGCGCTTTCCTACCTGATGAGCGTGGGCGAGCTCTACGAGAACAACGTCAACAAGGGAGTCCACCCAGACGAAGCGGCCACGATCGCTGGACTAGGCGGCGGCCCGTCCGCCGCGCTGGACTACCTGGAGCCGTTCCGCATCAAGGCGGCCCTCACGGGCAAAACAACAAAGGCCCTCATTGAGGAGACGTACAAGAAACTGGGCATCCTGCGGCGGGCCGGTAAGGCGACGGCCGAGGGCCTTGTCGAATCCGGCACCGAGATGGGCCAGGAGCTCATTGCGATTCTCTCTGAGTGGTACGGGACCGGGAAAGCCCCAGGCCTCAACGAGTCGCTCTGGCGGCTCGGCGAGTCTGGCGCCGGAGCGTTTGGCGCGGGCGGCATCGGCGGCGGAGTGCAGCAGGTCAGCGAGGCAAGGCACAACGCCGGTGCGCGGGCGTGGCAGGACTACCTGGAAAAGGAGAAGGCGGCCAGGGCAGGCGTCGCGCCTATGGCCCCTGGCGGCCCAGTCCCTGCCCCCGGAGCTCCCGCAGAGGCAGCGCCAGCCGAGGGGGAAGTGCCGCCGCCTGGAGCCGCGCCACCAGGAGCAGCCGCTGCGGGCCCGGCAGCCGATACGGCGCCGCCCAGGCCGCTCTTCGATAGCCCGGAGGACCTCTACCAGGACGCGACCCAGTTTGCCGGTGGCTTCCGCCAACTCGGCGTGACCGCGCTTTCCCAGAAGTACGGCATCACCAAGGACGAGGCACATGCGATCCTCGAGCGTTTTGTTGAGGATGGCCTTTTTGCCGCTAAGCCGCTGAAGGGCGGCGGTGTCAGTTACGTGAACCTCGCGTTACAGCGCGAAGCCCGCGAGATCGACCCGGCTACCGGCCAGCGTATCCGTTCGCCGATCACCAAGAAGGGGGCCCTCGAAGAAGCAGCCGGGCAGTTCATCCCTCCAGGCGAGGGCGCGATCGCCCCCGGCGAGGGCCCGGCCGTAGAGGACGAAGAGGCTCCCCTGGCGGCCGCGCCGGTCATCGAGCAGCCGCGGACCGAGCCGCCACCACTACCCACTCAACAAGCGCCTCCGCCCGCTCAGCAAGAGGCGCCGCCCCAGGAAGCCGGGCCGCAGCCTGACCAAGCCGACCTGGACATGATCTACAGCGCCCCTTTGACCCAGGAGCAACAGGCGTGGGCCGTCGAGTTGCTGGGCCAGGGCCACTCTGTCGAAGACGCGATGGAGATCGCGCACCGCGGCGAGGAAGCTCCGGCCGCGCCAGCACCAGTCCAAGCAAAGGAGGAGGCACCACAGAGACCAGAACCACTGCCGTCAGCATCGGAGCAGGCACCTCCGCCTGCTCCGGCGGCACCAGAGGTCCAGCAGGAACCCCTGGCAGCCGCCAAGCTACCCGAGGAGCAGCAGGCGCCTGCTGCCCAGGCTCCGGCGCCCGCGGTCCAAGAACCCTTAGAAGCAGCCAAGCCGCCCGAGCAGGCCGCGGCGCCGACAGGTACGCCATTCGACCAAGCGAAAGAGCACGCTAGGGGCAATAAAGCCATCAAGGCAGATGAGCTTATCCAAGGCTTCGGCCTCACGGCAGACGAGGCCCACAACGTCCTCTGGGATTTGTACCCGGCTCGTATGCGCAAGGAGAAGGCGAAGGCCATCGCCGCCGAGAGGCGCAGCGCCACCATCGAGGCCAGGAAGGCAAAGGCTGGCCAGCCGGAGCAGAAGCCAGGGCCGACCCCAGCGCCCTGGGAGATGACTCTGGAAGAGGTAAACCAGACCGGGTACATCGCCCGCGACGTTAACGCCGGGAACATGCCAATCGTGCGGCCCGCCACGATAGATGCTGGAACCGCGGCGTCGAACGCTTCCGAGCATAAGCGCGTAGTGGCCGAGGCAGTCGCTCAGGGTAAGCCGGTCCCGGCGAAGGTCCTGGCCGAATACCCTGACTTAGTTGCCATCGATCCGGCAGTTAAGGCCGCCATCAAGAGGCGCGAACGGGAGCGCGCAAAGGCTGCCCAGGCCGCGGCGCCCAAGACTGAACAGCAGGAGCCCTTGGCGGCGGCTAAGCCGCCCGAGCAGCAGCAGGCGCCACCTCCCCCAACAACCCAGGTTGCGGCCCCGTCAACTCAGGTTGAGCAGCCATTGGCTGCCGCCAAACCGATCGAGAAGGAGGCACCAAGTGGCACAGAAGCCAAAGCCGAGGAAGATTTTGCCCTCCCCGCCGGGGATGAGTCGACAGGCGGTCAAGCACTTCAACGTGGCCCAACTGGCGGCCGAGAAGGCGCGCCTGGAGGGGAAAGACGAGAAGGAGGCGTTCAAGGCCGCACTGCGGAAGCAGTGGAAGGAAAAGGCGAACTAGACTTCAGCGACGTACCTCTGAAGGCGGTCGCCAAGCCGAGCAGGGAAGGCTTCCTCGAACGGCTGAAGGCGGGCGATGTCAGGGGTATGTCGGTCGAGGTAATGGGCGCCGTCGCCAGGGGCCTCGTTAAAGCGGAGGACGCCGCGGCTCACATGGTCAAGACCTACGGCGCCAAGGCGAAGGCTTACGCCAAAGACGTTGCCGCCCAGGTCCAGGAGTGGGAGCAGAACCCGGCGCGCCTCGAAGAGATGGAGGCGTCGACCGCCCTGCCGAAGGGCAAGAACAAGACGGTTGACCCGATCACCGGCCTCGCCGTTACCGGCTACAACAACGCCATCAAGGACCCGAGCGCCTTTGCCAAGGCGATCGCCCTGATGAACAAGTATGTGAACTTCGCCGACATTAACGAGGCGACGCCCGAGGCGACGGCCGAGAAGATGATCCAGCGGATCGTCGACAATCTGCTGTTCCTCCACGACAAGTACAAGGAGCTCGGCTTCTCCGAGCGGGCACGTCTCTGGTACGACGGCGGGCGCAAGAAGGTCCTGGCGAACGCCGAAGAGTATGGCATCAACGAATTCCAGTCCGCCGCGGTGTTAGCCGTGTTCTCGCCGGAGAAGGACTGGTTCCAGAACGTCGACATGGCGCGGCGCATGCTCGAGTGGTGGAAGAACCGCAAGACGTTGAAGTGGACTCCGCAGATGGACGCCATCTACGTCAACAAGATCCTGCCAGCCAAGAGGAATCAGGACAAGAACACCGCCAAGAAGCGCGAGGCCAAGTACCTGAAGGACCGCGCCGAGTTCCCGGCCAAGGTGGCCGAGTGGCGCAAAGCCAATCGCGAGGCGAGGCTCGCCGGGACCGCGAGACCGAAGAGGCCGAAGAGGCCGGAGCGGAAGCCGTTCGAGCCCAGCACCAAGGTCACCGATGCGCTCGCCGCCATCCAGGGCAAGGGCGCCAGCGAAATCAAGAGCACCTACCAGCAGGCCGTCTGGTTCCGGCTCTGGGACGAAGCGCATAACAGCCGGAACTACCAGATCATCAGCCCCGAGGGCGAGTACACCGGCCTCGCCATGACCGAGGCGAAAGAGGGCAAGGTCGGCAAGGGCGGCAAGATCGGCAAGGCGAAGGAAGCTAAGCCTGCCAAGGTGGCATGGTCGAGCTACAACCCGATGGTCAAGGCCCTGATGGTCCTCAAGGACGGCTCCTTTGAGAACATCAGCAGGCAGGTCGGCCAGCGGCACAAGGTCCGGAACTTTTACAACAACCTCCTCGACCCTGAGAACCCCAACGGACACGTCACCTCCGACACACATGCCGTAGCGGCTGGCCTGATGCGGCCGCTGGGCGGCTCGGCGCTCGAGGTCGAGCACAATCTCGGCAAGGGCGTGGCCTCGGCCCGGACCGGCGAATCGGGCACCTACTGGATGTTCGCCGAAGCCTACCGGCGCGCCGCGCGCGAGCGCCATCTCCTGCCGCGGGAGATGCAGTCGATCACCTGGGAAGCGGTGCGCGGGCTCTACAAAAATCTGAAGAGTAAGGCCAATAAAGATCGCGTTGTCGAGATCTGGAATGAAGTGAATAGTGGTAAAATTACTCCAGGTGAAGCACGTGAAAAGATCTATAAAGAGTTCAACGGAATCGACACGCCAGCCTGGGCCGGAAGCGGAACGGGACGAGGGCGGGATACTGCAGTTGATGAGGGAAGAGGGGGCGCCAAGGACGAGGAAGGAGTTCTTCGCTTACGCCTACCCGGACCTGGATCCGGAGGAGCCTCTGTCGGTGGAGGAGGAGGCGGATCTCCCCGAGGACTTGCAGCACGAGTCAATGAGGGAATCCGAAAAGTAGGCGATGCGCTCCGCGCGAGGCATCCGGCCAGTACGAATGCCGCTATCGGCGCTTCCCTGGCTGGCTCGGATTACACGTTCAAGACCGGCCCCGGCCAGACCGGCACGGTGTACGCAAACCCGGCGGGCATCGAGTTCATCGGCCACCTCACCAACGATCCGCATATCGGCGGAATAAACCTACCGGGCAAATCAGTCGATAACGTTCTCACCTTCATCGACAGCTTCGTCAACGGCCCGAACCCGAACCGGGCCCAGCTTGCCAAGCTGCAGCCGCTCTACGAGGGGATGGAGAAGTGGCGGCAGGCGAACCCTGGAACAGATGTCTCGCTGAACTTCGCCGTCCTCGACAATAAGCGCCCCTTCGCCTGGACCCGCCAGACCGCACGCGAAGAGCTCATCCACGGCTTCCAGCGCCTCAAGCAGGTCACCCGTGCCGCCCGCGAGACCATCCTGAAGACGCCGGTGTTTGAGAAAGCCCGCCTGGATCTGATCCGGCAGGGGTACGGTGACGACGTTGAGATCCGGCCCGGCGACACCGCCGACGAGAAGGCCCAGAAGCACTTCATCGCCTGGATGGAGATCACCGCCAAGGTGCTCTCCGGGGACACGCTGGGGCTCACCATCTCCGAGCGCGAGGACGTGGCCTATGCGTACCGGGAGGCGCTGATCGCCGAGCATGGTGATGACGCCGTTCTCGTTTTCCGCTACCTGAAAGCCGGGTCCGTGAAGGATGTTTTCCTCGGCAAGAAGCTGCCGGGAGAGGGACTGCAGCGGGCACAGGCTGACCTGCAAGAGGGAGAGGCTGAACTGCAGCGGCTGCTGAAAGAACTACAGCAGATACTGGATGAGGAGAAGGCGAAGGGGGGTCCGCTGGCCGACCTCGACTTCGCCGAAGTCGACCTGCCTCACCTGACTGAGCCGGAAGGAGCCCTGAGGGCCCGCCAGCCCCAGCAGCCCCCGCAGCAGCCACAGACCACCCAGGCCCTGGCCACCACCACCCAGCAGCAGCAAGGCCAGCAGCAGAGCCAGCAGGGGCCGCAGCAGCCGCGAGGCGCCGGGCCCGGCGGCACCGGCCCCACTGTCGCCCAACGCTTCGACCAGACCAACGCGGCGGCGGAGCACGCGCGCCAGTCTGACGAGAAGACGCGCATGGAAAAGTTCAAGGAGGGCATGAAGTTCATTGGCACGGCCTTCACGCGGCAGTTCCACCATATCCCCGCCGGTGCACTCTATGCCGAGTTCAAGCAGAAGCTGAACTTCGTTTCGAAGAGCCAGGGCAACGCGATCCACAAGGCGGCCCAGGCCATCATCGACCAGTTAGAGAAGCTCGACCCGGACGAGTACACTCAGTTCCTCCACGTGGTCCTCTACGACGATCTGGCCGCGCGCGTGATCCAGTCGATCAAAGAGAAAAAGCCGATACTCGCCAAGGACCTGCCGTTGGGCATCCAGGATGCCCGCGAGGTCATCAACTTCAAGACCGAGGCCCGCAACCGCGTCCGCGGCAATCCCAAGATCGTCGAGGCGCTCCGGCAGCGCAAGGCCATGTGGGACAAGATCAAGCCCGAGTACGTCGCGGCCATGCGCAGGGCTGGCGTCGACGTGTCCAAGGCCGTGGCGCGCAAGGACTACTTCCGCCATCGCGTGATCAAGCACCAGAAGGCCAAGGAACTGATCGGCGGAGGCGGCACCGGCGCCGGTCAACGCTTCAAGCTGCCCACGGCGCGTAGCTGGATGAAGAAGGCCGAGGTCAACGCGAACACCTACTCGCTCGACTACATCCGCTCGGAGTTTGAAGTGCTCTCGGAGATGATGTACGACACCGAGCGCGCCAACTTCATCGGCTGGCTCAAGAACGACTCCGGGCACAACATCTCTTCGCAACTGAAGCGGATGGCAGCGGCGCACAACAAGGCCGAAATCATGCCGACCTTCGCCCGCATGGCGCGCCACTACAACCAGAAGAATCCCCGCGCCCCCAGGATGACCGCCGAGATGGCCTACCAGAAGGTCATGAAGATGCGGCCGCGGGATCCAAGCTGGCGCACGCGCGTCACCAAGCGGATGGCAGGCGCCGAGTACGTGGGGAGCCTCGAGGCGGCGTATAACAAACTGACGCTGCCCAACGGCAACAAGGCGCTCGATACCCACGCCCTCTATCAGGCCAACGAGAAGGACCACTTCTTCCTGGCCGCGACCATCCCCGATTCGCTGGCGGCGGCGATCGAGGCCAACGGCCAGGGGCGGGTCACGGCCGACAAGATCCGGAAGATCAAAGCCAAGGGCGCCCGCCAGGGGCAGATGGTGCTGCCGCGCGAAGTCATCGAGACCATGAAGGAGTTCATGCAGCCCCCGAGCACCAAGTGGGGGCAGTTTGTCGACAAGTGGAGCCGCAAGCCGCTGGCGTGGTGGAAGCAGTCCAAGCTAATCCATCCGGTGGCGGTGATCAAGTACAACCTGCGGAACCTCTCAGGCGACCTCGAGCGCGTGCTGATCACCAACCCGTACGCCCTGAAGCACGTGGGGCGGTCGATGGATGAGATTCGCAAGTTCATGAAGACCGGCCACCCGCCGAGCCCGGAGTTCGAGGCATGGTGGGAGCGCGGCGGCATGGACGCCAACCTCCAAGTGGCCGAGATCGGCGAGGTCAACCGGCTGCAGAAGCTCGTCCACCTCAAACTGAAGGATCCGAAACTGGGGCGGACCGAGAAGGGATTCGACAAGGCTGGTAAAGCCTGGGACGCCGTATGGAATACCACGAGGAAGATGACCGACTTCCGCGAAGGGATCCTGCGCTACGCCACGTTCCTGGAATATCAGAAGCAGATCGCGGCCAGCGGGACCGGCAAGCCGAACAACTTCGGGGCCTCGATCCGCGAGGAAGTGATGGCGCTCCGGAACATGGACGACCGGGCGTACAAACTCTCGAACGACCTGATGCTCGCCTACGACGAGGTGAGCGTGGCCGGTCAGACGCTGCGCCGTCACTTCATCCCCTTCTGGTCGTTCCAGGAGAAGAACCTCGGGGCCTACAAGCGCATGGTGGTCAACTCCTACAAGGACGGGAGGACTTCGGCGGCGATCGGCTATGCCGCGCTCGGCGCCAGCGCCTCGGCCCTGCGCGTGGGCCTCTGGACCGCGGCGAAGATCGGCAAAACCCTGACCCTGGCGATGGCGCTCAAGGCACTCACCGAGATCTGGAACAACTATGTGATGGACGACGAGGAGGAGGATCTCCCCGAGGGCGTCAAGAAGTCGACCCACCTCATCCTGGGCCGGGACTCCAACGGCAAGGTGATCGCGTTCACACGCCTGGGCACGGCCGACGACATCCTCGAATGGGGCGGCCTCGAAGCGGCGCCCTACTACGTCAGGGAATTCCTCAACAACCGCATGACCTACGAGGATCTGGCCAAGGAGATCGCGCTCCGGCCGTTTGGCATCCCGCTGCCAATCAAACCGGCCATCAACAAGGTTGCGCAGAGCATCCATCCGGGGATCAAGACCACCGCCGAGTACGTCAGCGGCCGCGCTTGGTTCCCGAACGTCTTCGATCAGCGCGAGATTCGCGATCGCTACGAGTACATCGCCCGCGAGCTCGGCATGACCGCCGTCTACAAGGCAGCCGCCAGGAAGCCGCAGCCGAAGTTCTGGACGCCCGAGCGGGTCCTCGACCTGATGGTCTACCGCTACGATCCCAAGGAAACGCACTACAACTCCTTCAAGTACGACAAGGTGGCCAAGTGGGGCGCCGAGCATGGCGCCGACCCAGGAGGGGGCCTCTCGCAGAAGAAGGCGGCCGCGGCGCTCTACGACCTCCGCATGGCCGTCCGGTACAACGATGACCGGGCGCGCGATGCGGCCCTCGTTGCGTACGGGGAGGCGGGCGGCACCCAGCAGAACCTGAAGAAGTCGATCGAGCGGCTCCATCCGCTCGGGACGTTGAAGAAGGCTCTGTGGAAGGACTTCGAGAAGTCGCTGAGCAAACCGGAAGCCGCTCAATTGAAAAAGGCTATACAGTTCTGGGAGGAAAACTTCCACTCCAAGGTGGCGCAGATTGAAGGCGCCGCTTCCCGGCAAGGTCTGCCGGAGAAAAGAAAGCGAGGAAAGTGAAAGATGGTACAAGGTCCCTACAAGCGCGTAACGGTGATCACGCCGCATGACACCAATCCGATCAATGTGCCCTGCGAGGCCCTGATCGCCGACACCGGGGGCACCGTGAACGTCGTCGACTGGGGCGGTGTTACCTCCACGATCACACTCGCCACGGGCGTGCCGTTTGAGTTTGCGCCGCGCATCGTAAAAACCGGGGGAGCGGCCATCGGAATCAAGGCTTTGTGCAGGTAAGATAAGCCATGCCCATGCTCAGCGAGGACCTGGAAATCTACCAGGGCGACGATTACGTGGTGACTGTCACGGTCAAAAACGCAGACGGCACGGCCGCGAATCTGGCGGGCTACACCGCCAAGGCCGAGGTGCGCCGTACGCCCGCCGATAACGGTCCGGTGATGGCGGCGTTCACCGCCGTGATCCAGACGCCGAACCTCGTTGTGCTGACGCTTTCGAATGCGCAGACGCTCCTCCTCGCGGGCACCTTCTTCTGGGACGTGCAGATCAAGAGCCCGGCCGGTGGAGTAACGACGCTCGCCAAGGGGCGGGTCCTGGCGACGCCTGAGATCACGCGCGAGGTGGTGATGACGTGACAAGGATCATCGAGCTCGAGGCGACGATCCAAAAGCCGAACCTGATCGTCACTCTCGCCCCGGCGAACGGGTACACGGTTTCGCTCGCCGCGGGTACGCCGATTCCAGGCCCTCCCGGTCCCCAGGGCCCGCAAGGGATACCCGGTCCGGTCGGTCCAAAAGGTGATACCGGCGATACCGGTTCGACAGGTCCACCCGGTCCGACCGGAAGTACCGGAGCCACCGGGAGTGTCGGTCCCCAGGGCCCGAAAGGCGATACCGGGAGCACCGGAGCGACCGGCGCCACTGGTAGTACCGGAGCTCAAGGTGTCCCCGGTCCCCCTGGCAGTCAGGGCCCTGCCGGAAGTGCCGGTCCACAAGGTATCCCCGGTGTTCCAGGTGAGGTCGGTCCAGTCGGCCCGGCCGGAGCGACCGGAGCCCAGGGCCTCAAAGGTGATCAAGGCGATCAAGGTATCCCAGGGACTCCTGGTATCACCGGCCCGCAGGGCCCGATCGGAGCCACCGGCGCGACCGGCGCGACCGGCGCCACGGGCAGTCCCGGCGCCCCCGGTGCGATCTCGATCGTGCAGGACGAGGGCGTGGCCCTCGCGGTCCAGAACACGCTGAACTTTGTCGGAGCAGGCGTTGTGGCCGCCGACGATTCGGCGAACGGCAGAACCACGATTACCATCTCCGGCGGCAGCGCCGGTCACGTCATCCAGGAGGAAGGTACACCTCTCATCGCCAGGGCTGCCCTGAACTTCACCGGCCCCGGCGTCATTGCCACCGACGACGTAGCCAATAGCCGCACCAATGTCACCATCACGGGCGTCCCTCAGACGCCGTGGCTCCAGAACATCAACGCCGCGGGCTTCACTCTCGGCCGTGTCGCGGCGATCGGTGTCGGCCCCTCTGCCGACGCTATAGCGAGCATCGGCATCTTCATCGACGGCACTGGTTTCTTCGACGGTCTCAAACAAATCAACTCCAGCCCCACCGGCTGGGCGGGCTGCCAGTTACAGAACGACGCCGGGTCCACTATCACCATGCGCGTCTACGGGACTGGCCGGTCACCGTCGAACCTCGCGCGCATCGAAACGAGCGGGCCGCTTTCCTTCACTGTCCAAAGCGTCGAGGTGGTGCGCCTGTCGCTCGATGGCAAAGTAGGCATCCGCAAAGCGCCGACCACTTACTCGCTGGAGGTCTCCGGGGACTGCGATATTACAGGCGTCTACAGGGTTAACGGTGTCCCATTCACCTCTGGTCAACCCCAAACGCCTTGGGCGCAGCATGTCAGCGCCGCCAACTTCAACCTTACTAACCTCGCCTCCCTGATGATGGATCACCCTACCAATCAGGTGTACATGGACATCCGCACCAACGGCGTAACCGGCTTCACGTTTGCGCGGTACACCGGAATCGCTGGTGTCAACGGCGATACCGAGATGATCCACTGGGGGACCGGGGTACTCACACTCGAAACCGCTGATGCCGCTTCCAAGCTGAAACTCAGGTCCAATACTGTCCAGGTCATTGGCACCGCTGCCACCACCGACCTCGTTATCGACACCACCACCGCTGGCACACCTTACCTCAACTTTAAATCGGCTGGTTTCGTCAAAGGGCAAATCATGGCTACCAACGGCGGGTCCATGAACCATATCACCGACGTTGGCGTCATCGCCATCACCATCGTGTCTGACGGCAGGGTAGGGATAGGCAAGACCCCTGCCTCGTTCAAGCTGGACGTGAATGGCAGCGTGAATGTCCCAACGGGCAGCACCTATAACATTAACGGCGTGCCACTCACCAGCGGCCAACCGCAGACACCGTGGGCGCAGAACATCGACGCCGCCACCTTCACCCTGTCCAACGTTGGCGCTATCGGCGTAGGAACCGGGGCTGGCCCAGCAGCGTCCTATAACTCCGTCAGTGCCACTGTTAGCGATGGGTTCCGCCATACCTGCACTGCCGCTGCCGCATTCTCTGGCGTCAGGCTCCTCAACGACATTGGCACCACTCTCCAAGTGCGAATGTATGGGTCTACGCAGGGGCTTTTTCCCGACATTGCCGTGATCAACAGCGATAAGATCCTGGTCCTGGCAACAGCGAATACTGATCGTCTGCGGATCACTGCGGATGGCAACGTGGGCATCGGCAACACCGGTGTACCACCACATAGCGCCGCAGGGTTTCAGCACCTCATATTTGGTCCCGCCTCACCCGTATCCACCGTCTCCCCAATGCTCACCATCGCCGGTGATGGGGCTACCCTCGCCTTTGCCAACTACAAGATCACCGCCACCGAGAAGCGTATAACGCAGATTGTGTGCTCTGCCAGTGGAGTCAACGGTGACAGCGGCAGCTTTGTCTTCTACACATGGAATGCCGGGGCCGCTGTCGGTGGGATGACCATCGACCCGTCTGGCAAAGTTCAGGTAGGCCCAGGCGCGACAGCCACGTACCCACTCAACGTTGCGGGGGATTGCAACGTGACCGGCGTATACCGGATCAACGGTGTCCCACTTAGTACGGGCGGCGGCTCGCAGACGCCGTGGCTCACTGACATCGACGGCGGTGGCAAATCCCTGACGAATTGCTCTTCGATCACACTCGTGGGTGGCGTTGCTCTAACTCTCTTCGGGCCGACTTCGGTGGGTGTGGCGCAAATAGAACTTCAAAACCAAGGCGCAGCCAGATGGGCATTTGGGCGCGGCCCAGGCGATGGGTCAGACAACTTCAATTTCTATAGCTATGTCACCAGCGGCATCATTATGCGGATTTCGCCGACCGCCGCCGCCAACCGATTGAACATAACAGGCAACAATGTCGGCATTGGTACAGCCACTCCCCCATTGCCTCTGAGCGTGATGGGAGGGTATGCCGATCCCGTCCTGGGTACAGGATACAAGGGTACTCTGGCCGTCCTCCCGAGCGACACCACCTGGGGGATGCTCTTCGGCGCCCGCGCTGATGGGACCGGCTGGATTCAAATGCAGCGCACAGATGCCACCGCTGCCTCTTACCCACTGGCGCTGAACCCGCTGGGCGGCAGCCCGGTCGGCATTGGCTGCATTGCCCCCAATCTCTACACGGGCGCTGGGTTGGTTGTCGTCAGCGGAACTGCGGGTAAGCAAATTCAAGTCATAGAACCGGGCGGCAATGCTCAATACCGCCTGGAAGTGGGTTACGCCGTCCTTGCCGGGAACTGGGCCGGCCGCATCCAGGCCCTAGTGACGGAGACGCCCTACCAACTGCACTTGAACCCGCTGGGCGGTGGCGTGAGCATTGGTCCCTCTACTACTATTCCAGCCGTTGGGTTACAACTTGTGGGGACTGGGCAAGCAACTACTACGCCGACTTTTCCAGGGGGGGCTCATGGATGCACTCTATTAATAGCTGATACTAACCCGCCGGGGGCTGCGGGTGGGATGCTGGCCTTTGGAGGCCGCGGTTCGGATGGCAGCGCCTTCGCCGCAATCAAGGGCTACTACAGTAATGGCGGGGGCAACACTGCCGGGTGGCTGATGTTCCTCACTCGCCGTAGTGTCGATTCCGCAACCCTCACTCCTGCGATGACGATTGTAGAGAACGGCTCAGTCGGCATCGATTGTCTGCCGGGATGTACTCTCTCAACTGGCAGTACTCTTGCTACCTGTAAGATCGCCACCTACGAACTGTCAAATGGGTTCTTCGGCATCGGTGTTCAGAACGGCGTCCTGACCTTCGCGCTGGCATCGTTGGGGTCGATGCCGCGGCCACGATGAACCTGTCCTCGGCCGGTAAGTTGGCAATCGGCAACGGCAATACTGCTAGCCCTGCCTGTACCATCCATGTTGCATCTGGAGGAATATATGCTGGGCCATCAGGTCTCTTTATAGAAGGTGCAGATATGACCAGCCTTGTCAATGGCGCACCTTACTATGGAGTTGGGAGAAACAATGCCACTGGTGGGACGCAGGTAGCTGGGTATAACTATGTTCATCTTCAGACTAGTGGGTTTCAAACGATCCAATATGGTAACAGGATGCATTTTGTCCCAACTGCTGTGGTGAACACCTTCGCGCAAGCATCCCAGCACCTTAAGATCTGTGAGCCGTCCAATGCCGCTGGCTATGGCATGACTCTTGGGTATGGGATTCCAAGTGCCAGATACGGCGGCATGATCCAGGCATGGGACAACGGTGCGCCGGGAACATTGTACCTGAATCCTGGCGGCGGCAATATCGTCATGGCGAATTCGGCAGCCTGGGGAGCAGACACCGCGAATATGCCGCTTGGGACGATGATGATCTACTACAATCATACGGACGGTCGATTGTACTTCTACGTTAAGAGAACTGATTCCCAAACAATAAGACAGACTAACTTGTTATTGTCATAGAGAAAAGAGGTTCCAATGACTTACACAGAGAGCGCCGCGCTGATGAGCGACCAGACGTTCAGAGGGCGCGTCCAGGTGGCCGTCCTGAAGTACGCTGACTCGATCATGATCGAGGCTTCGAGCGTGCCAGCGCATAACACGCGCGAGCGGTGGGCGCTGCAAGCGATGCAGAACCCGTCGATGGTGGCCTCGCAGATTCAGCCGCCCACGGTGATGGACCCAGCAGTGCAAGCGGCGGGCGCTGCCGTCGAAGATCTCGCGTTGCAGGGGGCCGTTGAGTCGGTTGTGAATAAGCTCCTTTGACCTATGAGGCTTTCTTTCGATGCAAATAGGCAAGCGTACGCTGGCGTCCACATTCCCGGCAGAAATATCCCTTTTTGCCGATGTAGGTGTTGGCGGCATCGTAGGGGTGGCCATGAATGCAGTGGGTCCGTTTCTGGTAATAGCTCTTGCCACGGCGCATATTCTCCGCATGTGTAACCGGTTCCAAGTGAGCGGGGTTGACGCAGTGCCGCGTTCTGCACAGGTGGTCGATTTCCAAGCCCTTGGGGATAGCGCCGATGAGATGCTCATAAATCAACCGGTGGGCCAAATAGCGTTTATACTGCCAGCCACAAAGGCCATAACCATTTGGCATGATCGTTCCAGTCCAGAGCCAACATTGGCCCGGTTGTCTGTCTGGGATACGTTTATCCAGCAGTTCCTCAATCGTCTTAAACTTGGGGCGGCGGATAGAATTGATTCGTGGCATTCGGGAAACCTCAACTTTCCTGGTGTCGGGCGGGGGACGTTACTAGCGTCTACCCGCCCACTCATTTAACCATAGGAAAGTGTGATGCAAAGTCTGACCTTACCCTTCTACCAACGAATCCTCCTTTGGAATATCGTTGGTAATCACGCCGCCCCCAACCTCAAGGAGGCCAGCGTGGGTCTGCGCGTCATCGAGAAGCTCAGGCTCACCGACGAGGAGCAGTTGGAAAGCGAGTTCTCCGTCAACGGCCAGCAGTACGGCTGGAAGCTGCCAGACCCAGACTACGGGACCAAGACCGTGGACCTGGAGACGGACGAGGGAAAGTCGCTGGCGGCGGCGATTGAGGCCGCGCCGACGCGCGTGATGGACGCCGTCTGGCTGCAACCGATCGTCGACAAGCTGACCGCTTCCCCGAACGGCGCCAAGCCCTCCTAATCCTCCGGGTCCAAGCCAGGGGTAAGGGCGTACTCGTAGACGCTGGCTTCTTTTCACTGGAGCGCCGCCCGGAATACCTTGCGCAAAGAGTCAACTTGCCTCATACTTGACTCTGCGTTAAGTATGGACACCATCAATGGCTTCGGCTCCGATTCCGAGCGTGCCGCATTCCTCAAGACTCACCGCGGCATTCTGAGCCGCATCGCCGAGCGGCTCCACATGTCGACGGCGGCCGTCTCGAGGACGTATCACGGCATCACCAGGGAGACCAATCCCCACATTGTCGAAGCCATCGCTGAAGCCATCGCTGAAACGCGGAAAGCAAAGAAGAGGTGAGGTTGAATGGCTGATCAAGAACAAGCCCTGGTGCGCTCCGGCGGAGACGTGACGCGCAACCAGATGGGGGAAGTGACCCAGCGTACCGCGGTGGACGTTGCGGCCGCGACCCAGGTGGCGCATGCCCAGGCGGTGGTGCAGGCCCGGTACGTGATGGCGATCCAGCGGCCGCGCAACGAGGCGCAGTTCCGCTCGAAGCTGATGGAGGCCGTGGCCGATCCCGAGTTTGCGGCGCTCTGTGAGTACCGCAGACCCGTGGGGAAAGAGAAGAACGCGCAGGGCAAGTGGGTGGATAAGATTGCCACGGGGCCCACGATCCACCTGCTGCGGTGCGCGTTGAGATTGTTCGGCAACAACTCCAGCGAGCCCGCGATCATCACCGAGACGCCCGACCTGCGGATCGGCGCCGTCACGATCTCCGACTATGAGACGAATTTTCACGTGGTGAGGACGTACTCGATCGAGAAGCGGATCGAGAAGCGCGGCTACGAGAACCGGCAGACCCACAAGCTCGAGCCGCCCGCGGGCCGCGAGATCCTGGGTACGCGCCTGAACACCGAGGGCGAGGAAGTCTACGTCGTCCGCATGACGCTCGACGAGCTCAGGAAAGAAGAGCTCCGGCAGACGGCCCTGGCCAAGCGCGCCGCGGCCGAGGAGTTCCTGCCCAGGCATACCATCCGGGCGGCCCTGCTGCGGGCGGTGCAGATCACCAAGGAAGCCGACGCCAAGGACCCGCAGGGCGCCAAGAACAAACTGATCGACGCCTTTGCCGAGCTCCGCATCATGGCGCTCGACCTCGAACAGTACCTGGGGCATACCCTCGACCGGCTCTCCACCGAGGAGCTCGGCGACCTCCGCGGCGTCTGGACGCGCCTCAGCAATGAGGAGGCGACCTGGGAGGAGTGCCTCCGCGAGCGCAATCCCACCGGCACCAGCGAGGACGCTGAGAAGGTGAAGGCCGAGAAGCTCGCCGCACTGCGCGCCGGGACGCCGGAGAAGCCTGAGCCGAAGTCGGCCGAGCAGGCGGCGACCGGAACGGTAGTTGCGCCGGTGGACGCCCCCGCTGGCGATCCCCGCTTCATCACCGTCGATCAGGCGCAGGAGTTCGCCCAGATCATCCACGCTAACAACCTCGACGACGAGCAGATCCAGAAGCTCGTGAAGGCCGGGGGCGCCGATCGCTACGACCGGATGAAGCCGGAGCTCTACCCGGCCGTGCTGCTCATGGCCAAGGGCACCAAGGGCAAAGGGGGGAAGAAATGACCCGGCGCCTGAAGAGTGTTCAAATCAAGAACATCAAGGGCATCGAATCGCTCGCCTTTGAGACCGGCGCTGTTACCATCCTGCGGGGGAGGAATGGCGCCGGGAAAACCTCTGTGGTCGATGCGCTCCTGGCCGTGTTCGAAGGGGGCCACGACCCGGACCTGATCCGCCGCGGAACCAAGGAGGGCTCAGTCCTCCTCTCTTTGGACGACGGCGTGACGATCAAGAAGACAATCAAGCCCGAACGGTCTACACTTGAAGTCCGCACGGCTGATTCCGGCAAAGTCAACGCGGAAGCGACCTACGTCAAAAAACTCACCAGCGGCCTCCGCTTCAACCCGGCCGCGTTCATCTCAATGTCAGGGCGGGAGCGGGCCGCAGAGCTCGCCAAGGCCATGCCAGTCCAGTTCCAGGGGACCGAGGTGAACGCGGCCGCGAACGAGGCCATCCTGGCCGACCAGGAGGTGATCGACCAGCGGCGCCTCGACGAGATCCGCAACGGGCGCTACGCCTCCAGGACCGACGTACGGCGCGAGCAGGACGCCGCCGAGGGATTCATTATCGAGACCGAGCGGAACCTGCCCACGGGCACGCCAGCGTCCTGGGCGGGCGTCGTAGAGATGCTCCGGGTCCAGGTGGGCGATGCCAAGGCCGCCCTGGAGAAGGAGCTCGCCGAGGTGGAGCGCAAGGCAATCGGTGTCGTCAACGGGATGCGCGACACCCTGGACGAGAACCTCGCCGTGCTGAAGAAGCAGTACGACGAGGCGGTCGCCACGCTCAACTGGAACTACAACTCCGGCCAAGCAGAAGTGGTCAAGAGCATGGAGGCCGAGAAGCACGATCTCCGGGCCTCCGCCGCTGCCCAACTCGAGGACCTGACCCAGAGCTTGGGCCAAGCCGAGGCTTCCCTGGCCGAGCAGAACCGGGTCGAAGGCCAGCGCGCCCAACTCGAGAAAATGCGTGTCTCGGCTCAGAAGCTAAACAAACGCTGGAACCAACTCGACACCGCGGTCAAGGGCCTGGACCGCCTGAAGTCCGAGAAGCTCGCGACACTTCCCATTCCTGGCATCGAAGTGCGGCTGGACGAAAAGAACATGCCCGAGGTCTACATCGATAACGTGCCCTGGCCGCATGTGAATAAATCCATGCAGTGCAAAGTCGCGATCACGATCGCCGCGCAGGCCCTCGGCGAGCTCCCGCTCATGGTGTTAGATGAGTCCGAGGTGCTCGACGCCGAGAATATGATGTTACTAACAGCCTCGGCGAAGGATCTGGGCATGCAGATCATCCTGGCGCGCGTAGAAAGCGGCGCTGAGTTACAGGCGGTGGAGGCTTGAAAGCTATAACTTTGCATCAGCCTTTTGCGACCCTAGTTAGTATAGGTGCGAAGAAATACGAAACCCGCACGTGGGCCCCCGAGGACTATCGGGGGCCGCTCGCCATCCACGCCGGAAAGAAGACCGACGAGCTCCCGCTGTTCTGGGATGAGTCGTTCTGCGAGGTGCTCCAACCGGCAGGCTACGAGGGTCCGGAGACGCTGCCGCTCGGCGCCGTCGTCTGCATCGCCACGCTCGCCGAGTGCATCTCCACCAATCACACTCAATTCCCCGAGGACTCGCCGAAAGACTGGCTGGCCTTCGGGGACTTCGGGCCTGACCGCTGGGCCTGGAAACTTACCAACATCAAGCGCCTGGATCCGCCAATCCCGGCGCGCGGCTATCAGAACTTATGGGACTGGGATGCGCCGCCGGAGGTGCTGGCGCTTCTGTAACCACGGGGGTTCAACCGATGGCGATCAACCGGAAACGATTCCAGGAGTTAGATGCCCTGATCCGGGGCGGCTACGGTGACATGAAGCAGGACGACATTCCGGACGAGGTGCTCGATGCCGTCGAGGCCGGTGAGGAAGTCCCCTTCCGCGGGCCTAACCGGGACACAAATTTCTGGCGCCCGATCGACGCGGCGCCGGTCCGTCCCCCGCCCAAGCGGCGCTCCCATGAGAAAAAAAAACGAGTGATCACCCAGTCCCAGCGCGACCGGATTAACGCCCGCGCCAGGGCCCGGTGGAACTACCGACCGCCCCGAAAGATAGAAAGGAACCCAGAACAATGCCCGTCCTTACCGTGCTCGGAGTAACTCCCGAGACACTTACTCTCAGAGGCAAGAAGAACGCCTTCATGCTGACAATGACGGCCAGCGGAGACATCTCCGCCAAGCTCGCCGAGATCATGGGTTGGGAGAGCCTGCTCTATGACGACGGCACGCTCCGCGAGAACTGGGATTCGATCGAGCTCGAAAGCTCGGTCGGCTCCGGAGAGATGGTACTTACTCCCAACGGCAGGGACGGCAAGAGCCGCGCACTTACTATCAACATCAGCGGCGCCGAGAACTTTAAGGCCGTCCGCAAGGGTGGTGATAACGGCGATCAAACGCGGCTCACCTTAAGATCAAGACCGCGGTCGAGAACGGCGAGGCCGTCCTGGGCGCCTTCTGGCGGGAGAATCAGAACGTCGTTTGCCGGATGCGGATCTCTTACGCCGTCCAGGCCTAAGTTATTCGAGCCGCCGACAGACGAAGAAGGCCAGTCGGCAGATGAAGATACCGGGGACCGAGGAGGAGTAAGTTGAACTCCTGGAAGGTCGAAGTAATCGCCGACGACAGTGATGTCTGGTGCACGAATGCCATGCGCTACGCTACCGAGGTGTCCGCCCTCGCGGCGGGCACGAGTCTGGCGAACCGCTGGACGCTCGTCAGGGCGTGGCGCGTGGTCGAGAGCGAGGACATGCCCAATGAGGTGGATCCTCTGGCTGCTGCTGCTGAAGCTGACGTGCCGACTGAATAAGAGGCTACAAGGAAAATAAATGGAACCAATCATGCAGTTCTTCGCCTACGAGCACTTACCCGCTGCCCTTCAGGAGGTAAGTGCTCCCTTCGGCAAGCTCGCCGAGGCGATCCGTTATAACCTTGCCGCGGAACCCGGAGCGCACCGTGGCCCTGCGTAAGTTGCTCGAGAGTAAGGGACGCGGCTGTTCGTGCCAAACTCTACCAAGATCCCCAAGGCTAAGTCCGAGCCCGAGGAAAGGTTCAATATCGCTTGGCGATCGCTTGGCGGCCCGAAGCCCGAGCGGGAGTACCGATTCTGCGAGCGTAAGTGGCGCTTTGACTTCGCGTGGCCGGAGGTGCGGATCGCGGTGGAGATCGAGGGCGGGATCAACGAAGGGAAGCGCCGCGGCTACCACATGCGCAAGGAAGGGTTCCTCAAGGACCGCCGCCAAGTACAACCGCGCAAGCATCCTGGGCTGGAGGGTATTTCGATTGGCGCCTTCCCAGATCCAACCGGCGGCGCTCGAGGAAATCATTACCGAGGTGAGGCGTTCCCGTGCCGCAGGCTCACCGGCCGCGTGGTGGGCCGAAAAGACGCCCTGACAACGACAGGTTGACACTATGGTATTCCCAAGAATCGTGACCGATCCAACGACCTCCTCGAACAAGCTCTACTTCATGCCGCAAGACGTGGCGGCGGCGCTGGGCCGACTCTACCTTAAGCTGTACTGGGGCGAGATCACCCAGAGCGAATACGATGAGAAGGCCCAGATCATCGTCGACGGCGCCAGAACCCGGATCGGTGTGATCCGGAACATAGGTGGATGATGGAAGACAAAGAGATACTTGAGCGGGTCCGCGAGGCCATCGCCTGCCTGGACGAGGCCGCCTGGGCCACCCAGATGAACACGCGCGAGCAGCGCAAGCTGCACACCCGCATCCAGGACGCTGGCGACCGGCTGGTCGAGGTGCGCGAAGAGCTCCAGGTGCGGATCCAGGCCAGGGAAGACCTCCTCCGTGTGCTTGATCGTAAATCGCCGTAAACCTCTTGCGCAACGTTGAGCTAAGATGGTAGTGTAGATCGTCGACTCAAGCGGCTCGGACTGATCCCCAAGCCGTGTCGATGGAATTAGCCGGGGTTCCACGGCGGTGCTGCCCTTAACAGCGCCGCCCCCGGTGAGCCTTAAGGGGGCACTATGAAAGCATCGAACGGCGCGTCGTCTGACGGGCCAACCATCAAACCAATCGAGACCGTCTACCGCGGGCACAGAATGCGCTCGCGCCTGGAGGCCCGCTGGGCCGTCTTCATGGACTGCCTCGGCATCGAGTGGGAGTACGAGAAAGAGGGCTATGACCTCGATGGCGTCTGGTATCTGCCCGACTTCTGGCTCCCGAAGCAGGGCATGTGGATGGAGGTCAAAGGTTCCGAGACTGGCGACTGGAAAAACAAAGCTGAGAGGTTGTCTTTACTAAGTGGGCATCCTGTAGCGGTGTTCATAGGTGACTGCGCTCCAGTTAGTCATGCTTCTCCAGGGTTCAGGAATACGGCTAGGATCGCGCGGGATGGCGTGTGGCAACACCACGCGGGCTGCTGGGTGATGTGCGAAAACTGCAGCCACTGCGAGATCAACGGGCACCGTGATGGCGCATGCCCAGGGCAATTCTGCTCTGGGAATATAACTTACTTCTTCTCTTTCGATGGACACTCCCCCAGGATACTAACCGCGTTTGCTATAGCGAAGCATGTTAGATTGGACGACCGTGAATTCATGGAGAAACTAAGTCCAGCGGCACTTACAGACTACACGGCGAGCGCCGCCGCGAACAAGATGATAGAGATTCTCTCATCCGACTTCGCCAGGGCGAAGTTCTCCTCCTGCGCAGAGTCCCTCTATGAGGACGTGAACGAGGAAGGGCCGAATTCATTTAACCCAGCCATAGCAGATTAGGCCACCGAAGTGAACGAAGACAATCTGTCTCGCGGCTACGTCGCTCTGTACCGGAGCGTCATCGACAACCCGTTCTACACCCAACTCCCAGGCGATTACTTCAAAGTCTTCATCTTCTGCCTCGTCCGGGCCGCCTATAAGCCGCGCCAATACTGGAACGGCCACGCTATGGCGGACCTCCCGATCGGGGCGTTTGTCGCCACGGTAGGCGAAATAGCGGCGAAAACTGGGGTTTCACAATCGACAGTCAGGAGGGCACTCCAGGCGCTTGAAAACAGCCAGATGGTCGTCACCAAATCGACAAACAAATTTTCCCTGTATACCGTTGTGAACTTTGAGGCTTACCAGAACGGCAGTCTCATGACCGACAAACAAACGGCAAACAACTGGGCAGACAAACGGCAAACAAGTGAGCAAACAACTGAGCAGTCCACCGACAAACCACCGACAAACCACCGACAAACATCTGTAATAAGGGAAGAAGGGAAGAAGAAGCTACAGCCGGTTCCTGCGGACCCGGCGGCAGTTGAGGCGGAGCCCTCCCTTCCCAAGTTCGATAGCGACAAGTTCTTCATGGAGCAGTGGTGGCCGATCGTCTGGTCGAAAGCAAATGCCAAGAAAGCGGCAAGGAAGGCTTGGAACCGGATCGTCAAGGACGAAGCCAAGGCCAACTTCCTCACCGAAAGGGCCAAGCTGCTAGGCCCCCGTTACCTCGCGACTGCCGAAAAAACCGGAAGTACACCGCTATACCCGAGCACATGGCTTAACGACGAGCGGTTCGAAGACGAGCCCTTGCTGCCGGGGTTCGACCCGCCCCCCGATCCGGCCGAGGAAGCCGCCAAGCAGAAGCGAATCCTGGCCGCGATCAATCGTGACCTCGAAGAGCGCGGACTCCCCCCGCAAGAAAGTTTATGACAGAGCAAACCCTCCGAACCCTAAACCAACTGCTTCCCAATTTGCCCGAGGCCGTTGAAACCGAGAAGCTGGTACTTGGAGTCCTCCTGGACGATCCGGACGCCACCAGCGCCATCCTGGCGCTAGAGCGGGACGATCTATACCTCGAGCAGCACAAGCGAATCCTCGATGCCGCCCGCTGGTGCGCCGACAACGGCCAAGAGGTCTCGCTCACCTCGGTCAGCCAGCGGCTCAGCGACATGCGCCACCTCGAAAGCGTGGGCGGCCTCTCCTACCTGAGCGGGCTGGTGATCGTGCCGAAGGTACTCGACCTCGAAAGCTACCTCGGCCACCTGCGGCTCAAGTCCACGCTCCGGCGGGCCGCGATCGCCCATGCCAAGTTCGCCGAGGAGTGTTGCATGCCGGGCGCCGGTGCGGAAGTCCTGGCCTCGGCCGAGGTGTTTATGAGGGATCTCGGCTCTCGCGCCAGGACAAGGCCCGGCCCGCGCGGGTTTGAAGAGCTCCTCGACGCTGAGTATGGCGGCAGTTTTGCAAAATTCCTGGAGGCTCCCAAGCGTGCAGCCGTGCCGACTCCCTGGAAAAGTCTCAACAAGTTGCTGACCGGCGGCGGGTTCATGCCCGGCCAGTTGGTGGTGATCGGGGCCCTGCCGGGCCTGGGCAAGAGCGCCGCGGCGGCAATGATCGCCCGCTTCGCCGCCAGCCAGGGCGTGATCATCTTCTCGCTCGAGATGGACGCTCGGGACATCTGGCTCCGCATGATTGCCTCGCACGCCGAAGTCCCCTTGCAACCGCTCAGCGAGGGCGTGAAATTCGAGGACGAGGCCGCCCGGCGCCGGATCGCGGCGGCCGGGAGCGAACTGTCCAAGTTCCCCCTGCGGATCGACGACTGGAGCGGATCGAACGTGGCGGCGATCATCGCGGCGGTCAAGCGGGTCAAGGAGGTCAAGCTCGTCATCGTCGACTACCTGCAACTCCTCAAGCCGCTGCACAAGGTGAGCAACCGCGTCGAAGCCGTGGGCGAGCTCAGCCGCGGCCTGAAGCTGGCCGCCAACGAGTTGAAGCTCCCGTTCGTGGTCCTCTCCCAACTCAACCGGGAGACCGCCAAGAACGACCGGCCACCGGAGCTCTACGACCTGCGCGAATCTGGCTCCATCGAGCAGGACGCCAATACCGTGATGTTCCTGCACGCCAACCAGAAGGAGTTGCGTGCGGCGATCGACAACCACCGGCCCAACGAGATAGACCTGATTGTCCGCAAGCAGCGCAATGGCAGGACGGGGACCGTGAAACTTGTGTTCACGCCGTCCACGATGCGGATTGTAGAGGGGGCGTAGGCCCCCATTTTTGATGGAAAAAGAAAGGAACCAAAATGAGCAAGAGTTTTCCGAACTTGAATGAACTGTGGGAGAGGACGTACGAGGCGGAGCCGCCGACGCAATGGGCGTTCGATGGCGGATTCTGGAAGGTCTCCCCGGACGGGGAGGCCCTTATGCTGTACCTCCAGAAGACGGCGGAGAGCGAGCCGTACGAGATGTACGACATCGAGCTCAGCCGCTGCCAGACGGTCGCCGGGCTACTGGACGCGGTCGTCCAGCTACACAACAAAACCTGGATTGCAGAAGACAACCTGAGCGCCTTCCTGCGGGCAGTCGCTTACGTGGTGGTCAACCAGCAGCGGACGATGGTCAGCTTCGCCGAGCCGCGGCCGGGCAAGATAAACCGGATGCTCGCGAACACGCGGTAAGGACCATGAGCAGGCCGCTGGAGGTTAAACTCATCCGCTTCGAGAAGAACGTGATGGCGGCGCTGATCGGCCTTGCTATCAGCAACGTTCTGCCTCCGGCCAACATGACCGCCGAGCAGGTACTGGAGATGATCGGTCCCGAGGGCAGCACTCGCTGCCTTCGGGCCGCCGAGGCGGTCAAGAAGTACGTCTTCGCAGTGCTGAACGAGGAGTTCGGGGACCTGACGGCGATGATCAAGCCGGAGGTCCACTAGGTTCAGGGGAGGCGGGCCACTGGCAGGTCATTTTTGATGAGGTCCGCCATCGATGGTGCGGCCGCCTCCCCCCGCTCACAAATCTACCGCAGGGAGGGAAGATGCACGACCTGGGCGACGGCGAAGAGATGGAGCAGTACTCCTTCGACTGGGACGCACTGGACGCTCCCGAGCCTCCCGATCCGGAGTCTCCGGCCCTGGGCCGCGGGTCGATCCAGCAAGCCTTCCTCGACTTCGACGAGGCGCATCCGGAGGTCTACGAGTACCTGATGCAGTTGACCCGCGAGGTGCAGCAGCGCGGGTTCCGCCACTACGGGATCGGCGCCATGTGGGAGCGCATGCGCTGGCACTTTCAGATTGAGAAGGGGATGGACGAGGAGTTCAAGCTGAACAACAATTTCCGCAGCCGCTACGCCAGGAAGATCATGAAGGCGCATCCGGATCTTGAGGACTTCTTTGAACTCCGCATCCTGCGTGCCGACTAGGGCTTGGCTTTGCGCGGCGGCGGCTTGGGTTTCGGGCTGATGCAGATCTCCGTGCCGTACTCCCCGATGTCCGACTCCTCGGTCACGAACCAGACCGCCCGCCCGTCGTCTAGCGTCAGCGTGGGCTGATGAATCCACCGCTTCCGCGTGTCGTCCCAGTGGGCCTCGCCTTCCACTGCCGTGATGGTGCGCCCGACGAGATCCCGCCTTTTGGCGGCGAGAGGGCTGGCGCTCACACGGGACCGCGGAATGGGTTTTGCCTCTTCGCTTTTCATGGTTTCCGCCAATACTCCTGGGCGTGATACTGGCAGAGCAGGAAGACGCAGTTGTTCTCGCCATCCCAGTCGACTCCCCGCAGCCCGCCTACGCAGTCCTTGTTGCGGTGCTGGCAACCGGCCGCGCCCACCGGCTGGCGCGGCTCGGTCAGCTTGAGCTTCTCGAAGAGCTCGAGGTTGTACTCCTCGCACCCGTTCAGCGACTCGCGGATGTAGGTCTCGACCTCGGCGGGCGTGAGTTTGGTCTGCTCAACGATCTCGGCGATCGTCCTCCCGGCCCGGAAGTGGCGGAGGGCGAAGCGGCGGGTGAGATCCTGCGTGTTAGGGCCCCGTGTCATGAGGGAGCCCCCGCCTTCTCGGCCCGGTCGAGCATGATCAGTCCATCGCACCGGCCGTCATGCTCCACGACTTGCGCCTCAACGAGCATCTCGTCAGCCTCGGCGGGAGTCATCCCGATGCCCGCCATTTCGAACCCGCAGGTCTGGCACGTCCAGACGAACCGCAGCGGCTCGCCCGGTGCGGCCCCGGCATCGGCCCGCAGCGCGTCGAGGAACTTGCGCTCGATGGCGTCGAGCTTGTTCTGCACTTCCTTGGGCAGGATCGTCATAGCGGCAGCCACTTCTCGAACCGCTTCACGGCCTTGTGCAGCGCCTCCAGCCCTCCCGCTTCGGTCCTCGCCACGGCTTCCAAAATGGGAAGTCCACTATCGATCGATGCCTGGACCTCGGCCCTGGTAGCCTCCCGTCCCTCGCAGATCCAGTCCACCGAAGAGGGCTCGCCCATCTGGATCAGCGGCCCCGTCTCCGTTTTGAAGACCTCGTACTCGCGGGTCAGCCAGAGCATGGCCACACCGGGGTTGCGGGCGATGACCATACCGGCCGTGCCCTCGCGCAGCGTGTCGTTGTTGATCCGCTCGTCCTCGCGGCGCACCATCTTCGGGTTCGACAGGAACGGGCAGTTCTTCGCGCTCCAGGTGGCGCACTCGTAGTGCGAGGGCGGCTCGGACGAGGTGCGGTTGACGCCGCACATCGGCCCGGCCACGAAGACCTTCCAGATGCCCAGGCGCTCGCCGCAGACCCAGCAGAGCTTCTGCTTGATCGCGGCGACGAGCTTGTAGGGGTCCATCCCCCGGAACTCTGGTTTGCCGTCGAGATAGGGGACGAACCAGGGAATGGGCAGCCCCGAGTCGGTGAGCTTGAGCGAGCGCATGCGCGCCGGTAGCGTTTCCATGTTGACGGTCATAACTTGATGTAGTCTCCTGCCGGATCCATCAGCAGGTCCACTGCCGACAGGTACCGGGACGTGGTCTGAATGCTGGCGTGTCCCAGGAACGCCTGGATGCCCTGGAGCTTGGCGCCGCCCTTGTGCGAGAGCGCGGCAGCCGTCCGCCGCAAGTCATGCGGAGCGAGCCGTGGCACGCCGATCCGCGCTCCCGCTGCCTTCACGATGGCATGCACGTGGTCAGCCGACAATGCCTCCTCCATGACGTGGCCCCGGTAGGTGCGGCGCCAGACGGGCCCGGTGCGGATCGCGCCCGCGGCGAGCCACTCCTCGAGGAGCCCGGCCGTCCATGAGTTGAGCGCGAGCGACCGCAGGCGGCGCCCTTTGCCCGTCAGGTCGGTGATGCAGAGGCGCCCTTCGAGCGTCTGCAGGTGCGAGCAGTCGAGCGAGACGAGCTCGGCCCGGCGGAGCGCGGCGCCGCAGAGCATCCCGAGCAGCGCGCGGTTGCGCAGGCCCACCAGCGGCTCGCCGGGCTGGCGTTCGACGAGGGCCGACACCTGGGCCGCCGAGAGCCACGTGCCCAGACGCACGCCGCGGATCGGCATCGACTTGAGCTCCTGGATCTTCGGGTCGGCCTCCTCTGCCCTGGCCTTGAACTTCAACGCGCTGAGCTTGACGTTGCACGTGCTCGGAGCGGCGCCGTTGTCCCTGTAGTTGGCGATGTAGGCCCGCACGCCCTCGGCGGTCAGCGGGCCGTCGAAGTCGCGATAGACGGCCGCGTAGCGCGCCCGCGAGTGCGGACTGTTGAGGCTATCGAGATTTGCGTACACGTTTCACCTTCGGTTCCTTGGGCCCGCATTCGCTGGTGAAGAGGCCAGCCTCGGCCTCGGAGATCTCGTCGAGGTCGGCGGCGGCATGGCGCAAGCCGATATAGCTGTTCACGCCGAGCGGGTTCCGGCGCTTTACCTCGGCCCAGATCTGTTTGGTAAGGACGGCCATCTCGGCATACGTCATGGTTTCAAGGCTTGAGGAAGGCATCGGTATACTCCTTCTGCGCCACGCGCAGCGCAAGCTGGGCCTGCGCCCAGGTGGGTCCAATGTCCTGGCACTTGAACTCCTTGATGTCAAACAAGTTCCAGGCGCTCGACATTTCGAGGATCTCGGGATGATCCGGGATGAGCGCCTTGATGCGATCGACCAGTGTGTCGGCGGTCTGCTGGTAATTCTCGGAGGGCGTCATGCCGCCCTCCTGCGCTTGCGCATCACGTGCACCTCGGCTGGTTTCTTGAGCCCGTAGGCGGTCTCGTCGAAGTAGGCCGTCAGCGGCAGCAACGGGTTCTTCCTGGCGATGTCGGTGTGCATGAAGATCTCGTACGCATCGCGGCCCGCCTCGGTGATCTTGAAGCCGCGGCCCGGCCTGTAGTTGATCCACTTGCGGATCAACATACTGCGGAACGGGCGCTGGTCGTAATGCTTGGCCGTCTCGATCGACAGGTACTCGCCGCCGATGAAGAGCTCCAGCATGGGAAGCTGGCGGTTCGATAGGCGGATCATGCTGCCACCGCCTTTGCCTCAGCCCGCCGCCTCTTCGCCGCTACCCGCATCCGGCGCCGCATCTCCTGGCTGCGCGCTTCCGGGTCATCGGGCCAGCCCCGGTTCTGGCTCTTCGGCTCGCCGGGAGCCTTCGGCGGACGCCCCAGCTTCTTGCGTCCCTGGAGCCCGGCCAGTTGCTCGCGTAACCCTTCGACCTCGCGCTGCACGATATCGAGTATGTGCACCATGCCTGGGAGTAGGGCTGCCATACCCATCTGCGTATACGTTGACTCGTTCGTCTTCATTTGCCCTTCACCTCTTTCTCCTCGTCCGCGCGCCGTACGCTGCGGATCGTGATCTCCTTGTGGAATTCTTTAAGCTCAAGCGCGGCCGCGGCGCGATCCTCAGCGGTGTCCTGCAACGCTTGGTGCGAGCGGGCGCCTGCCATGAACGTCAGCCGCAGCAGTTCCAGGCCGAAGCCGTCCTCGAAGTGCGGGGGCATCTTGCCGTGGAAGACGCTCTCCAGGTAGCCCCGGAAGTACTGGTGGAGTGGTCCTCTCATCGGCGCTTGGCCGCCATCCGGATTGCTAGGCTCATCGCGATGCGCGCGAGGATCTGTTCCGGCCTCGACAGTTCCTCGGTCAGGATCACGGGAACGCCGTAGCGGCCTTTCTGAATCGCAATCGAACCGTCCTCCTGGAGTGCTGCCTCCAGCGATGGCATGCGGGTCTCTTCTGGAATGGTCAAGATAACCATGTGGCGTTCACCTCAAAGCAATTTTACGACTAATCGTTATTGTGCCGCAATACAATATTGCATTATAATGGGGTTATGCCCCAAGTGGTTATGAAGTTGAGCGACGAAGAACTCGAGCAGCTACGCGACAAAGCCCAGGAGATTGCTCTATCGATGAGTGACTTCCTGCGCAAGAGGTCCGGATTCCGCCCGCTCCACCGCGGAGTCGGCAGGCCAGCCTTCCAGGTCACCTGCCCCGTCCCCGGCTGCAAGGCCGTGGTCGGCGCCTCGGCCTATGCCAAGCACGTGCGGAACAACCATCCCAATGGGTGAGCACAGCATCCGCACGCGCCGCGGGCAGTACGTCCGCTCGGATGAGTACTGCAAGCCGGAGTGCCGCGGCTCTTCGTTCAGCCACTGCGACATCTGCCTCAACACCGGATTTATTTACGTACGAAAGGACCTCATGGACACCAGCATCCTCAAGAGCCTCGACACCTCGCGCTTCAACCTCGACGAGGTGATCGAGCTCTCCTGCGCAGCCAGCGTGCTCACCGCCCACTATGCCGCGCACGAGATCGAGCCGCCCGTCTGGCTCGCCGCCGCCAATGACAAACTCGCCGCGGCCATCAGCGAAAAGTACAAGCTGCGGCTGATCGAGAAGGCGCGCCAGATGCAGGCCGAGATCGACGAGCTCATGCCGCGGGACGAGAAGCGCAACAGGCTCAAGAAGGATCTGGCGAAGCTGAAGACGAAGGTCGGCAATGGAACAGCAGCCGCCTGAAACCGAGCAGATCACGCCGCAGCACGAAGCCTTCGACGCAATCTGGACGACGGTCTGCGCGATTGCCATGAAGGTCGGCGCCGCTCCGCTCAACCAGTGGCCGGGCCTCTGGCGGTTCGACGTGGACGAGCACTGGAAGATCGCGGTGAACGCGCACGACGAAGAGATCGAGGGCATCCCGAAGTTCCGCCTGTACGCCGAGTGGAACGGCTGGCCCGCGGGCATGCTCTCGCCGACCGGCGGAGAGATCGCGGCCGGTACGCTGGCGAACATCTTCACGCTGCGCGAGGCGCTCGATCGGAAGCTGATTGCGATAGCAGTCTTCACGCTGGATGCTGAAAATATCGACCCTAGCCACGTCTAGCGCCGGGAACTGCTCGTTCGTCAGCGATGGCACAACGCGCATCCTGATCGATGCGGGCCTCTGCCTCGCCGAAACCTTCCAGCGCCTGCGCTCGATCAACGAGGACCCGGACACGATCGACGCGGTGCTCCTCACGCATCCGCATGGCGATCACTCCGATGGCCTCGCGGTCATGCTGCGCTACTGGCGCCGCGCCGGTGGCGTTGTGCCGGTCTACTGCTCCCAGGCCACCTACGACGCGCTGCCAAATGCCATTCCGCCGCCCTGGTTCCGGCCCGTGGGCCAGTTGTCCTACTGGAGTGTGGGTTGTCTTGAATGCGAGACGTTTGCCGTTGAGCACGACACCGGCGAGCCGCTCGGCTTCACCGTGACCTCGGGTTCGTACCGGGCCTCGTTTGCGCTCGACCTGGGCACCATCCCTCCGGCGCTGGGCCAGCATCTGGCTGGCTCGGACTTCCTCCTGCTCGAAGCCAATCACGATCCGGATATGCTGCGCGCCGGGCCTTACTCGCACAAGCTCAAGGAGCGGATCGCGCGCACGCACCTGTCGAACGAAGCCGCCTGCCGGTGGATCGAAGAGTATATGAATGCGAGGACGAAACACCTCTGGCTCGGCCATCTGTCGATGACAACGAACGATCACGAGATCGTGCGCCTGATGGCAGCCCAGGCAATCGCGCACCGCAAGCTCGAGCCGGAGCTCGAGGTTATTTGGCCTGCGGCGCTGCAGCCTTCGCGAGTGGTGCTTGAGCCTTCGCGGGATCCGGACAAGGAGTTGTAGACGTGCCGCCGGGCGCTGCACCGTCGACCACCGTCGCGGTGTAGTAATTGCCCATCACGAACGTGTCGGAGGCGATCGGGAGCGTGACCGAAAGGGACGAGCGCGGCTGTATGCCAAGGGCCGCCACTTCCTGGAGGTTGACCGAGACGCCGTCCGTCGCGGGCGTTTCGCCGGTGGCGGGGATCGTCGCGAGGTTCTTGTTCTGACACCGGAAGTTGATCGTGAGACTCGTGGCCATGCCGTCTATCGTACATGCCAGCCGCCCGTGACCCAGAAGATAATTGCGAGCGAGATGATGTAGTAGACCGCCACTGCCAGCCAGATGAACAGCTTCCTGGCCGTCTGGGCTCTCTCAGGGGTGTAGGTCCACCACGGCAGCTTCATCGATTGCACTCGCAGTCATCCTTGCGCCGGGCGCACACCGGGCAGAAAATCTCCCAGGCCGAGCCCAGGTGCTCGGTCGGCCCAACGTAGACAATCACCGGCAACGGCTTCGGCGCCTCGTTAGCCGTCTGTACGTCAGCCGTCCGTTCGGCGTCCCTGTCGTCAGCAGCTTCCTGCTCCTCGATGGCCTCGAAGGTTCGCCCCTCGGCGAACCTCTCGAATGGATCGTCAGCCGTCTGTGGGTCAGCCGTCTGTAGGTGCAGCGGCGGCTCCGGCGCCCGAGCCGCCCCGGCGGCGGCCGCGGCCGCCGCCTTCCTGGCCGCCGCCGCCTTCCTGGCGTTAGCCGCCTGCCGCTCGAGAGCCGCGCGCTGCGCGTCCGTCATCGCTTGCCCCCCTTCTTTTTGGGACGCCGCGGGCACTTCATCCAGTGCTCGCGGAGGATCCCGTGGTAGACCGTGGCGCCGCAGCCCCACCAGCACGGGACCGTCAGCTTCGGCTTCGACCCGCCCCTGTTCTTCACGGGCAGGTCCGGGTCAGCCGTCTGTCCTGGCAGTTCAAGCGTCGTCATCGTTCTCCTCCTCTTCCGCAGCCTCGCGCCGCTTCTCAATCTCGTCCCGGTACTGGCCCTCGGTGAACTCGACCGAGTGCAGTCCCTGCTCGCCGGTCTCGGGGTTCTGCGCCCAAGTGTCGATCACCTTGCCGCAGCCGCACTTCATGCACACCTCGTGCATGCGCACTCCGCAGCCATGCCCTTCGACGCCAGGGCTCTCTTCGCAGCCGCCTACAATCTCAATGGGGTCGTCCCACTCGTGATGCTCTTCGCCTTTGAGGCAGGCGGGTTCGATCGCCTCGATCGTCACCGTGTGCGCCTCGCGATCGACATGCACGATATCGCCATCCGCATCGATCCCGTAGAGCCAAGTCCAAACCGTGACCCAGCCGGTCTCGTTGCGCTCGCCCCACTCGCCCCCTTCGACGTACTCTTCCGCCGCTTCCTGGGCGGAGTCGGCTTCGATCTCAATCTCGGCGTTGCCATCATCCGCGGCCCAGGTGCTGGGTTTCTCTACCAAGCAGTCGTCGATGATATGCCAGCCAGTCCGCACCGCCGCGGTGTAGATCGTCTCCTGACCGCGGGCAATCGCCTCGGCGACGTCGCCGAGAGTGTGCTTCCCTGTCGCGAGCGTGCGCAGGTAGCTCCAGGCATCGTTATCGGGGGTGACGGCGTCCCCGTTGGTCTCGATGAGCTCTTCGCCGCCCGGCAGAGCCCACAGTGTCACGCGGTTATCGCCTTCGCCCTGGTGGCCGCGGTAGACGGGCGCACCGCCCTGGCGCGCCGCCAAGCCTTTAATCGTTTCACTCTTACAAGTCAATTTGCCTCACCTCATTGGGAAATATCCCAGGAGTGGCGCTCTCGCGAACGCCCTCCCTGCGATGCTTACCGCCCAAACGGCTCGACGAAAATGGCGTACTCGCGCCCCTTGCCGATGCCTTCGATTGTGACCGTCTCGGGCGCGCCGTCCATCGCGAAGGCGTGCCACAAAAGGCCGGTCATCTCCTGGTTCCTGGCGAGCTCGACCAGGACGGAGGGGTCATCCCGATCCGGCTCGACGCGGTGGTACTTGCCGTCGCTGGTGGTGAACCACTCGAACAGGTAGGCGTTGACGTGGAACTCGGCCGTGCCGATCTGCATCTTGGAGTAGAGCGACAACGGCGCGCCGTCCGTCCCTTCGACCGGCTCCAGGTTGACGCGCCACTCAAAGTCGTTCGCCTTGATGCGCACCAAGTCGTCCTCGTCGAACTCGCCAGCCGCCCGTCGAGGCTCGTTGTCTCCCTCCGGCGCCTGCGGATCGCAGATCGGGCAGATCCCGTCCTCGCCGCACTCACCGGCCTCGTGCGCGGCCTTCTGCTCGGCCTCCCCGATCCCCTTTTCGAGCTCCTTCCACGGACCGGCCTCGCTCCAGTAGTCCGACACGCGATCCGCAGCGGCCATCAACGGCTCCAGGTTCGTGTGATAGTCGCTGATCACGTCGTACCCATCGTTGCCATACACGAGCACCACCTCGCCGCGCACGCCGAGCACCTCATCGAGGGGCCCGCGCCGGGCGCCCAGGTAGAGGCGGTCCATGTCCGTCGTCATCAGGGCGCCCATGATGGCCGCCTTGTCCTTGCTGTTCCAGAGCGTGACTTCCTCGCCGTCGTTCACGCTGATGTCATGGCCCGCCTGCAGGGCCGAATCCAGGAAGGCGCCAATCACTTGGCGCTCCACATACTGCCGCATTCTCACATTCATCGCTTCACCTCGTTCCTTTCGGGAAAATCTCCCACCGGCTGGCTCTGCTGCGACAGAGCCACCGGCGCGACGCTTTCCTCTCGCTCTTACCGCCGCCAGAAGCAGGGCACCTTGCCCTGCGCGCACTTCGCCTGAAACTCGGCGTAGGCCCGCGCCTCGCGGCGCACGTCCTCGATCGCCTCGCTCGCCGCGGCCTCGGCCGCTTCGCACTCGGAGTCCGTCGCGCAGTCAGACCAGCAGGCCGCGCCGGAGCCCGCCCCCGGCCGCGGGAGCCTCACCTCCGTCTGGGCCTTCGCCCTGGCCGCCTGAGAGGCTGCAGGACGCCCGCGCACCGCGCCAGCCCCCACGGCCCCTACAGCCACCAGCAGGAGCCCCACGGCCCCCACGATCGCTCCCTCGGCCCAGCGGCGCCTCACCGGCGCACCTCGGCCTTGTTTGGCCACGTCGCCTTGCCATAATGCGGCAGGCTCGCGGCCTCGGCCTCCGCCATCCGGTCGAGCACCTCCGATCGGGCGATGAGGCGCTGCGCCTCGCCGGTGTGGCGCTCATCGTGCGCCATCAGGAACCAGCCAGCCGCTTCGAGCAGCCCCTCGTGGCGCTGCGCGAGCTCGCGCCTGCGGCCGACTCTCGTCTCGGCCTTGATCTGGGCTTGCAGCCCGTTCACAACCCGGCTCAACTGCGCGAGCGGGTCGATATTCACGTACGTAATCACGTTCACCTCGTCATGGGAAATGTCCCAGGAGGAGCACGAGCTCGCAAGCTCGCGCCCTCCCTGCGATGCTTCCCGCATCAGAACGGCAGGTCGTCGTCCGTCACCAGGGGTACCAGCGACTCCGGCGGCAGCTTGTCACCCGGCAGCGCGCCGTCCACGCCCGGCTTGAAGGGCGGGAACTCCAGGTCCCAGATGTTGTCGCCCTGGTCGTCGCCCTGATCGTCGTCCGGATGCCGCTGGCCCGGCACGTAGTGATCCGGGCACTTGTGGAGCGTGTCCACGTCGCTCAGGATCCAGCCCCCGCCGTGGCAGCGGCAGTCCTCGGCCGCGAGCCCTTCCGGCGTCGCCAGCCGGGCGCTGAACGCCTCGTAGTACTGCACCAATTCGCTCATCTCGTCCTCCATGCCGCCTCGTACGCGGCCCGCTCGTCATCGTCCATCGCCTCCAGCCGGGCGAGCTCGCGATCGCGCTCGCCAATCATCCGGCCCACCTCGGCCAGCAGCGTCACCGGGCCGGTCTCGGCCGTCGCGGCCTCCTCCCAGGGAGGCTCGCACCACTCGCAGTGGCAGTGGATGCTATGCCCGTCTCTCATCGCTTCACCTCCTCGCCGCTCGCGCACACGGCGAGCAATGGCAGTTCGTCCAGACCATCATTTCGGCCATCGCGTGCCACATGCACGCGCCCGTCGCCTGGATGCGGCCGCTGATGGCGAGGATCTCCGGCCGGGTCCAGTTGCCCGTCCCATCCGGCGCCACCGGCCACTGCTCCAGGTTGCCCCAGAACCGGGCGATAATCTCGCCCAGCGGCTGCCCCTTCAATCCCGTGCCCGCCGTCACCGGCCGCTTGAACGCCTTCGGGTCAGGTAGCGTCATCGCACGTCCCCTTCGTAGCTGCCACAGCAACCGCAGCAGGGCGCATCCTCGCATGTCCCCCTTGGCGTTGCGGTAGATCTCCGCGCCGGAGTTCAGCCGCACGTAGAAGCCGGTCCCCGCGGGCCGTCGACGGCCGCGCCGGGCGCCCACCATCGCGCGGGCCTCGGCCGCCTTCTCGGCAGGCACACGCCAGCCACCGGCGCCGCGGTCCCACTCGCCACCCATAGCCCGGAGCTCGCGCTTCCAGGGGTAGGTGTTGCCAACCACCAACTCAGTCGTCATCCTCACTCACCTCGTTCTCGCGATTGATTCGCGCCCGGTCCGCGGAGGCCCTCCCCCGCGGCCCGATGCGAGCCCTCACTTTCAGTCCCTCGCCCTCGCCTTCGCCCGGTCCTCGGCCCGCCCTCTTTCGAGGCGCTGACGCGACTCCCAGGCCCGGTGCATGTCATGCAGCACCGTGCCCACGCCGAGCACGCTGAAGAAAATCAGCGGAATCCAGAACAGGTCCCAGCCGCTCATCGCTGGCCCCCCTTCTTCGCCTTCTTCGCGGCCAGCCGCTCTTCCCGCTCGGAGCGCGCCAGCAGCTTCGCCGCGAGATCATACACGGCCTCGTAGGCCACCAGCAGCCGCCGCCGCGTGCCCTTGCGCCGGAGCTCAATGTGCCGCGGATGGAGCTCAATGAGCACCGTCCGGGCCCGTCCGCCGTCCCGCACCGAGACATCCGTCTCGCGCCGCACCGGACGATCGAGGCGCGTCATGCGCGCCACCCGTACGGGTCGTTCGCGTCGACGGCCCCGATCGCCTCCAGAGTCTTCTGGATCGGCCGCAGCCGCGCCAGCAGCGTGTGGCCCTCCAGGAACAGCGCGGCCGCATACGCATCGCCCGCCGTCTCGCGCACCGTGCCCACGTAGAACCGTCCCTTGGGGCCCTTGCCGCTGCGCAGGAACTGCGCCCACTTCCCGGCGTGCGGGCCCTCGCCCACCTGCCGGATCGACTTCTTCGAAATCATCGTCCACCTCGTCTCGCGATAGATTCGCGTCAGGCGCCCGCGGCCTTGGCCGCAGGCCCTGCTCGTACCTCCCGCTACTCGTCCTCGTCGATCGGCTCATCCGACCAGTACTGCGAGTCCGTGAAGATGTCAGGCCGATACTTGGCCTTCGTCTTCGCCTCGCAGTCGTCGCAGACGTAGCCGCAGGGGATGCTGCGGGCGTCGTACAGGATCCAGCGCGGCTTGCCGGAGCCGCACCGGCACTCTTTGCCCTCGCTCATCGCGCCCCCTCCGCCCGGAGAATCTCGACCTCTTGCCGAGCCTCGTCCTCATCGTCGAAGCTCTGGGCGTCGTACTCGCCCGTGGCGTCCTCGACGATCCACTCGCGCTCGATGCCGTCGCCGTCCTCGATCCCGTGGATCGTGAACCGCTCGGCCTCCGGCTTGATCACCGGCCCGCGCCCGTTGATCCGGATCCCCTGCGGAGCGCCAAGCTCCCGCTCAGGCTCCGGCTTGGGCCCGTGCTCGCCGATCCGGATCACAAACTCGAGTCCCGGATACACCGACTCCATCTCCGCCCGCGCCTGCGTCAGCGCCCAGGCCGCGTGCTGCTCGGCCCGCCGGCGAGCTCCCAGGCCTCGACGTCCCCCAGGACGCCGCAGACCACAATCTCGACCTTGCCGAGGACGCTCATATCGTCACCCCGGCGTCGTCGAAGCGCATCTCGATCTGCTCCAGCAGATGCTCGGCCGCCCGCTGCTGCCGCAGGAAGTCCCCGGCCAGCCGCTGCCATGTCCCGGTCTCATCCACCGGCCTGCCCTCGGGCGGCGTCAGGCACGTCTTGGCGTGCTTGGCGTTAATCGTCATCGTTTCACCTCGTCTCGTTGAGTGGAGTGGACGAGCGCCGGTCAGGGAGCGGACCGCACCATTCCCAGGCGCGGCAGCGACTCATCTTGGCCTGATCTCGGGTTCGCTTTTCACCCTATCCGGCCCCCTGCGGTTTCTGCCGGAGCGTTACCTCCCCGGCGCTCGTCCACCCACTCACGTTCTCGCGATAGATTCGCGTCAGGAGCCTGCCATCGTGGGCAGGCCCTGCGTGTACCTTCCGCCTTCAGCCGGTCACCTTCATCGCCCAGTGGGCCGCCAGCCGCGCCAGCCGCCGCGCTTGCCCGGCGTCCACGTCCTTGACCCAGTACACCGCCGCGCTGCCGTAGGCCCCGGCCTCGGCCAGGGCGTGCAGCGTGTACTCCGGCCGCGTCATCGTGGAGCGGCGGCTCGGAATCACCGCGAGCCGCATCTTGCGGCCGCCGCGCTCGATCACCACCGTCTCGGCCCGCTTCACCGGGCCACCACCGGCGCCGCCGCCAGGGCCTTCTCCAGCGTCCGGATCGCCCGGTCCACCTTCGCCAGGGCCCGCTCGGCCGCCGCCTGCGAATCCCCCGGCCCGTACCCGTCGCCCATCAGCGACGCCACGTTGTGCCCCCCGGGCCGCCTCGTCCACGAAACGACGCGCCGCCAGCAGCGCGTTCAACATCTCCCGCTCCATCGCTACACCTCCTGCCATGACAGCATCGCTGCCAGCTTGTCCGACATCACCGCGGGCCGCACGCTCGAAAGCTCGACCCAGACGCGGCCGTCCCCGGCCACCGGCCGCACCAGCAGCCTGTTCTTCCCCCACGAGTTCTTCACGTCCTCGACTACGCAGTCGGATCCAGAGCTCACCTCCGGATCCGGCCCGCAACTGCACCAGGGCGCCCACTGCCGGGCTCATCTCGACCGCCGTGTAGCGGGCCGCTCATGCGCCCACCACCTTCGGACCGGCGTGCAGCTTGGCGGCAGGCCAGGATCATCTGCGCCGCCCGGTACATCGCCGCCGCGCTCGGCCTCTCGCCGCCCAGCGCCTCGATCGCGGCCACGAGGTTTGCCATACTCCAGGCGCATCAGTGCGCTTTCGAGTTGCTCGCCCTGGCCCTCGGCCTTGAGGCCAGTAAGTAAAGCCCCGGCCCGCTCGGCCTTGGCGGTCAGCAGTAGAGCTCGTCCCGCCTGCAAGTCCGCTTCCACCGTCTTCTTCGTCATGTCTTTCACCTCAGGGGAAATGTCCAGGAGTGGCATGCCTGCCCCGGCATGCCCTCCCTGCGATGCTTCCGCCTCTTACGGCGTCATCGCTCCTCTTCGACCATCGGCACCTCCCGGCCGTACCAGTCGACCTCGGCCGGTGTGTAACCGGCCGTCCCGCTCAGCGCGCCAGGAGATCCAAACCGCCCCCGGCCCCGGCCGTCGCGCAGCCGTCCACCACGTTGCCAGCACAGCCGCGGCGCGCCCTGGTTCCCGCCCACCACGAACACCGCCGCGTTGCCGCCCGAGAGCAGCAGCACCGCCCTGGCGAAGTCCACCGCCTCGGCCGCCTTTCTTCTGCGAGGCGCCCTCGTAGGCCGTGTAGTACTGGCCGGGCGCGTTCACTGTCACACGAAATGTCATCGAATCACCTCAGGGAAATGTCCCGCCAGGGGCTCGACAGAGCCCTCAGCGCGATGCTTCCCTACGCCATCTCCTCGGGATCGACGAAGGCGCACAGTGCGCCATCGAAGTACCGGCGCCGCTCCTCGGGCGTCTGATCGTGCCAGCCGCTGGCCGCCCTTTGCGCTGGATGCTCCATCGCGTAAGGCCGCCTCGCACTCCAGCGAGTAGAGGCCCGTCCAGGACCACTCGCGCTTGAACTCCGGCCCACGCCCGCAGCGTCGCCATCGCGGCCTGTGACCGCCGCCACTGCTCGGGAGGCATCGCCTCCATCACCTTGCGCCAAATCGCCCGTTTCCATTGCCATACCTTCACCTCGTGGGAAATGTCCCAGGGCGTGCTCTGCCTCCAGAGCACGGCCCGCGATGCTTCCCGCCTACGCCAGCCGCCGATACTTCGAGCTCGGCCGCCTCTACCGCCCGCCGCGCCGCAAATCACCTGGCGGTTAGTGCCCCACCTTCAACGCGAGGTCTCTCGGCGGTGTCCTCGGTGGTCACCACCTGATACCATGCGTATCCCGTGGGCTTGGCCTGCCCTTCCCGGTGCTCTACCTCAGTACGGCTCGCCGGGTGGATTGCACGGGTCGCACACCCACCAGAACGGCGTGAACGCCGCCCCCCACCACCGGCTCGTCGCCCCTGGTTCACCACCAGCCGGTATCCGCCTTCGGCTGCCCATGAGCCGTCGCAGATCGTGTATGCCATGTCTTCTCTCTCACCTCGTGGGAAATGTCCCAGGAGAAGGGCTCAGCGGAGCCCCTCCCTGCGATGCTTCTACGCCTTCGCCCTGGCAGATCTCCGCCGGTCGATCGCGTCTCTCCATCCGATCGAGCTCCACCGCCGCCCCAGGCCTCCCTCGACCGCGGCATCCACCACCACCGGCTTCGTCCGTCACCCGGCGTCGCCCAGGAGCGCCCGCACGTCCCGGGTCAAGCTCGGCGTTGCGCAGCCAACTCGGCCGCTTGGCCCGCTCTTTCACCAGCCTGCGCGCCGTGCTTGATGCCCGCCGCCTTCGCCCTTCGCCGTCCCAGTCCTTCACGTCCAGGCTGATCTCGGCCCAGTACTCGTGGCAGTCCGATCCCCGCCCGCTGCCAGCCGAGCGTCCCAGGGCTCGTCACCTGCTGCTTGCGCAGATCTCCGGCGGGTTCAACGAACGTGTCATCACGCCCAGAAACCCGTGCGCCTCGAAGTACCCATCACGATCGCCTTGCCGATCGAGTTCTATCTCGATCACGGATCGCCTCGCCTACCGCGGGACCCGGGAACAGCGCGCTCCACAAGAGCTCCTCGCCGCCGCTCGTTCCGGTACCTGCGGAACGTCTGGCCCTCGATCCGTACCGTGCCATCAGCCACCGGCACGCGGTAATAAAGAACCGCTCACGGCATGTTCTTTCGTCGTTGTCTCAGTCATGTCTTTCACCTCGGGAATATGTCCCAGCGAAGGCACTCCAAACGAGTGCCCACGCCGCGCATGCTGTGCCCACTCCCTAGCAGGTCTCGCCGTTCCGCCATCCGGGGCTCCCGGCCAGGGGTCGACCTCGCCCGCCGCCGCCGGGCAGCAGGCTGGCGAACGCCCCCGCCGCGCTTCCACCGCCCGGTCGACCACCTCGGCCAGATCGTCCGCCGTGATGTAGTCAATCCCGTCGCCCAGCACGTCCAGCGATCCACTGCGCCCGTCCACCGCCCGCACACCGCCGCTCGACGTCAATCTCCCAGCCCGTCCCCTGGCGCTCACTACGGACGTAGCCGCCCTCGATACTCACTCACTTGCCTCATGGCCATCAACCTCACCTCAGGGAAATGTCCCAGGAGTCGCTCAGGCCGCAGCCTGAGCCCTCCCTGCGATGCTTCCCGCTTACTCCGCCTCCTCCAGCCCGCCGCCGCCGCACCTCGGCCGCGTGCCAGTTGTACCCGCCGCCCGCGCCTCCGCCACCGCGTCCGCCTCCACCCACTCGGCCCCGATCACACTCGGGTAACCACTCGCCTACCCACTCGGCCCCGTCCAGCCGCACCGTCACACGCCCCGTCGACCCGGCGTGCCGCGGCTCCTGCCAGCCGAGCAGCGCCCCAATCTCGCCGCGGAACGTCTCAACCCGCCTGCCCGATCACCAGCGGCACGCCCCGATGTACTCACCAGCACCATCTTCGCCATGACTACTTCCCTCCCTTCGCGCCGCCAGCGGCCGTCTTTCTTCGCCAGGCGCCCGTTGCCCTTGGCAGCCGTCACGCCCTCGCACTCCGAGTCCGTTCCGCACTGCTTCCAGCACCGCAGACATTCCCGCAAACCGTGCTTCACCGCCTCGGCCCGCTCCGCACTCAGCTTGTGGCCCGCCCTGCTGCTGCAGGTAGCCGTCTTGTGGAACACCTTCGAGCTCTGCCCAAAGTGCACCGTCTCCGCCATCATCGCCGCCGCCATCAGCAGCCCTGCCATCAACGTCTTCATCGTCCTTTCACCTCGTCTCGTGTCTTCACTCGAACGCCGGGCAACCTCCTGCCACCTCACCGCTGCGGTTGTGGGTGATACACCCTCCGCCTCGGCTTCCTTGCCCGCGCTCTCAGTGGGGATTGTCTATCCCAACAGTGCAGGCCTCCTCGAAAGAGAAGGCCCCCCGCTGTGATATCCGGGCAGCCGTCTAATCGGGCCGCCCAGCTATCCCCTTGTCTCGTTTTCCCGCTCGGCCTTACACCCAGGCTCGTGATCACCAAGTGCCGTGGTCTCGCCTCGCATTCAGATTGTCAATCCGGTCCGGGCCGCCCTTGCAGTTCCCTTCCGGCTTCCCCGGCGCCTTTTTGCCCGCCGCCGCTTTCTGAGCGGTAAGTGGTACAGATGGCAACCGAGGCCGCTTGGTTACAGCAATTTTCAATTTAATTGAAAAGAATTTTAAGTGGTAATCGTGTCAGATACTTGGCGCAAAGACTTTGTGACGCAAAGCGTTCCGCTGGGACTCGTAAATCGTTTTGCCCAAGAACCGCTCCGGCCCGCCGAGCTCGCCTGGCGCCGCCCCCCGCCGCTGCGCTACCCTCAGCCCAATGGCTTCATCAGCTTTCCACCGGCCCCGGCCCCGGCCTCCCTCCTCGATCCCCAGGCCCCCGCTGCCTCTCCTGCTCCATCCGGACCGCGACCGCCTCGACGCCCTTGTCGTCGCCGCGCGAGCGTACCTTCGACTCACTCAGCGAAGAATTCGGAATCGCTGCCTCTTCGATTCATCGACATGCCAAAGTCTGCCTTCCCGTAAGACTCGTTCAAACCCCAGGGCAGCCCCCCTCGATGAGGGCTCAGAGAGCTCCTCATCACGGCGTCAGCGAACCGCCTGCGGCGCATCCAGGCCAGGCGATTCAGCTTGAGGAGGTCCGCTCCGATCGGGCCGCGGCAGCGGACCCGGCGGTCCCCGGCGATCGCACCGGGCTGCTGGTGAAGCGGTACCGCTCGATCAGGACAGGGCCGAAGGAGTGGCGCGAGGTGATCGATGCGGAGCTCGACACCGGCTGCTGGCGGAAGGAGCGAGCCCTGGAGGAGGCCGCGGCGAAGGAGACCGGTGAGTGGCTCGCGCAAACACGGTAGAGGTGCCTTCGGAGTGGACGGCAGCAGCGGCCGGGGGCCGCTGGTGGTGGTGCTGAGCTCCGGGCTGCAGCCGCTGCCGGGCCCGGCCCGGGCGCCGCCCGCCACCGATCACCGATCCGCGGCGCCTCCGGCCCGCCACGGCGGCCGAGGCGGAGGCAGCGGGGGCAATCCCCCTCTCCCTGGTCGACGTGGAGCAACAACCGGACTACGTCGTTGCTGTGGAGGATACCCGAGAAACGAGCATTGTCAGGTGTGGTGGAGGGCCTCGACCTCGACGAGGTCGCTGACCTCGACGACGTCGACGCCTCATCCTAGGCTCGAGCCAGGGCTCGAGCCGTTAGCCCTCGTCTACGTCTGCGACGTAGCCTCGTGGCATGGGGTACCCCTACCCATGCCACGCTTCGCGCGGGTCCCCCGCCTGTCCGCCCGAG